CCCAGTAGGGTGGGTTTTTGGTTCCGTTGCCAGAAATAGGGGTATCGGTCACTCCATGTGTTCCGCTACCGGAGATAGCACATTGGAACCGCCCCGTTTTGATGTCGTAGTAAAATTTGTTTGAGTTGATTTGGCGGGCCTTGCTGTTGCTCAGTTTTAAGGACTTTGCAATGACCGATGGCTGAAAATAGATGCGATCATATTCGCCTTTTTTCCATCGGTTGCCAATTTCCTCCATTTTGATAAGTTTTTTGGACACGAAACGGCAACCACCTTGGAAGCGCACCCAATAAACTTGTGCCCACTCTTGCACCTCGAGGATTGCTTGGGAAGCAATATTAAGATGTTGAGCGATGGCTGTAGTGTTCATAATTGTCTCTGTGGTTGCTTGCTTAACTGAATATCAATATAACACAGTTAACCATCTTACTGTCAATTTTTTTGCCAAACCAGTTTTTAAAATAGCCTCAAACCCTTATGGTGCAAGGCATGAGTGAACATTTAGAGCAGACAAAATTCGTAACCTGGATCAAAATCAACTACCCCGACCTTCTAATCCACTCCATCCCCAACGGTGCTAACCTCGCAGGGTCGCAAACTCAACGGATTAAACAGTGGAATAAATTAAAGTCGGAGGGGGCATTGGCGGGCGTGCCTGACCTGTTTATCCCAGAATTGCGACTATATATAGAAATGAAATATGGCAAGGGTACGCTATCGGACAGTCAGAAAAAAATAATACCCCGCCTAAAGAAAGCAGGGTACAGAGTAGAAGTGTGCTATTCGAGTGATGAGGCGATCGCCTTAGTTAGAAGCCTTTTGATTTAGTAAATGCGTAGCTGCGTTCACCTCTGATTCAGGTAATACGATTAACGATGATGGATAAAGTGAAACAGAAACGTTGAAGATCCCGTCTTTATCGTAAATGTCTACATTGTCGCAAGCAACCTCAACACCGTTGATAACAATTTTGGTGTATCGAACTTGATTGCCTAATGCTTTGGTTAACAAAGTAATGTCTGTTTGCATGATGTTTAAGTGATAATTGCCGCTTGTAGGTCGATCATAATTTTTGACAATGCCGGTTTGGTTTCCGGGTAATCGTTGAGGGTCGCCAATACTATTTGGGCAGTCCGTTTGGTAATGGGCAGGCGCTTACCGCTAGTCTTAATCCGCCAATGCAGGGGGTGAGGGAATAGATCGTCAACTTCGATTTTAGGCTTCCCAAACATCCCCATGACAGTATAGGTTAATCTAACTGTACTTTGTTGCTCTAAATTGCGGCGATCGCAAATTGAGTTTAGCGCTTGCCTGATTAACCATCGCGGCTGGTGTCCATACCTACCAGGGCTAAAACGAGGATCCTGAGAAAACGCCTGGGCAATCTCCCAATACTCCTCACAATAGCCCTGGTATGGGTTTACTTTCCCTCGGTTTCTTTGGCGTCACCATCCGCTTTTTTAATATCAGGAATGTCTTCCCCGTTGTTGGATTCAAGGGCAACGAAATCAAGTAATGCCTGTGCTTTAGATTCAGTAAGCCGTTGTAATTTGACGGGATTTAACCATGCAGAACCTAACCGACTGGCAAGAAAAAATGCAATCCGCATTAGATTAGAAAAACTGCCATCTTGCATCTCAATAGCAATATTGAGCGCTTGGGTAATTTCTTCTAAATGCTCGGACTGAAATTCTTGGTACGCAACTGTGGCACTAACTAAACGATATTCGACACTATCCGCAGGGAAAATATAACCAGACAATTGCACGGGTTTAAGTGCTTTTAGTGTTTTAACCGCGTTCTTTTCTTCCGGCGTGTTAAAGTCGATTTGCTCGCAAATAACATCCCAATAGGTAGCCAGGGCTTTTGCTAATTGTCGCAATGTTAATTGTAACCGCGTGGAAGATTCAATCTGATTGTCAGCTACGTTATCTAATACAATCCGCTCAATAGTGGTTAACTCTCCTAATTTAGGAATCTGTAATCCTGCCACTTCAACGGTTTCACAATCTGACCAATCAGGGGTATCACTAAAGTTAAACAGTGCAAAAGGAATTTTTTTGTTAGCTAACCGACTTTTTAACCAGTTAATTAACGTGCTATCAATTTGTTCTACAGGCTGTAGGGTGCAAGCGGTCATAAATCACCATTAATTAATTTATCGATTCTATTCTAAAAATCACGTCAGGGATGACCTGAGTTGTGGCTAACCCCCTTAATGCAGAGGGGAAGTCAATGATAATAATCGGACTAGTCGCCATCCTGGGTATTAATTGGACGCGACTATAATTACAGGATTTATCAATCCAAACTAACCCACAATGTAGTGCCGTTTCGCCTCTAATAAATTGGCAATCCCACAACACCAAAGACCGCTCCCCGTTAGTTTTGTGCTCTAAAACTGAAAACATTATCGAACCTCAAAATAGTTTTGCAATTCCGATACACAGACCCGATAGGTGGGTCTTTTACTATTAGGACTCCGAACGTCAATATAATGTTTACCATTTTCTAACTCACCACTTTTAATTAGGTGGTATAGGTGTTGACGACTAATATTTAGATTTAATTCGTTAAGGGCTTTTGTTGTAGGGACAAACATTTTTATAAAAATACTGGACGCAACTATACTAAAAATCCCCCCAATTGGAGGGATATCTGCAAAATTATCAGGTGTTTGATTTTAGACGGCAATCAAATCTGACAATGCAAGTTGTTTAGGTTTGTTTTCGATATATTCTAGGTTTTTAACTTGGCAATCCCAGTAAGATTTTTTAAGCTCAAAGCCTACAAACTTGCGATCCATATCTAAGCTGACATAACCCTCCGAACCAATACCAGCAAAGGGACTCAAAACAACATCGCCATGGTTAGACCATAGCTGCAAAGCCCGACGGATAACCGTCAATTGTAAGGGACAAATATGCTTATGATCATCATCTTCCTTAGCCTCACGAAAGTTTAAAGTATCATTTTGGACAATATCCATCCATACAGGGCTAGCGTACCGCTGCCACACGTTAATAGAATGCCATTTAGGATCATTGCTGATAGGAGGCAAATCTTCCCCGTAAAACTCAACTAAACGCCCTTCGATTGGCTCTGTATTTTCTCCTGGCTTGCGGAATGTTACCAGGTAATCAGGTAATCCTTGACGGCTTAAACTTGAGTCTTTTTCTACTTGTTTGTGAAGTAAACCAATGGGTTTGAGTCGTTGCATTTGACAAACCGGATCTTTCCAGATAGTGACGCGACTGTGATAAACAAACCCTAATTCTTGCATTAACTGAATCATTAAACCAGAGAAGTCTTTAATGCCAATAAAGCCGTCTTTAGTCTTAGTGGCAATTAAATCTTGGCAGTGAACGGATACCAGCCGACCGGGCATCATAACGCGATAAAGTTCACTCAAAAGGAATTTGTAATGCTCCGTAAATTGGTCGTCACTGGTAACATTCCCCATATCGTGAAGAGAATCGGAATAAGTAAAAAGATTCGCAAAAGGTGGGCTAAAAATAGAGTAACCGATACTGTCATCAGGGACGGCTTTAATCAATTCAACACAATCACCTTGGAAACTAGAATAGTTTTGCCCATGTTTTTGGTCAAGGCATAAACCGTCTTTAACTTCGAGAATAGGGCTAGTCATGGCTTTAGTAAGATCGTAGTCTTTTTTAGCAGTGATGGCGTGATAGGCAGATAAGAAATGACTGGCAATGTTAGCTTGCATTTCTTCAAACTTACGATGTTTTTTCTGAATATTTTTAAGGACGGCTCCCTCAATGTCAACGGCTACATAATAGACATTTACATCTTGAGTTTGCCCAAACCTGTAGCACCGCCGGACGGCTTGATAGGTTAACTCAAAAGAATTAGAAAGCCCGACAAATAGCATATTGTGGCAAGATTGAAAGTTTAGCCCAAATCCAAAAATAGAAGCTTTTGAAACTAAGACTTTGATTTTGCCATGTGCAAAGTCAATGGCGGCGTTCTCTTTATGGGAGTCTTTATCAGACCCTTTAACCTCAACACAATCGTTAATAGCGGCGGCTAGGGCGGCGGATTCATCGTTAAGATCGCACCAGACAAGCCACTGTTCATCACTAGCATTAATCAAATCGGCGGCAGCTTTAACACGGTCGTCAATAGTTGAGCGTTTAGCATGGCGTTGCTCAATTAATCCCCGTGCCTCCATGGTGAACAGTTCACCTTCCCGTACAATACCAGACTCAATTGTTAGCTCATGCTCAATGAGTTTAGGGAGTTGGTAATTATCATCACTAAAACCTAAATGACTAGGTTTCTGAAACATAACAGACCATGATGCAAGCCATTCCCAAAATTTAATTTTGCCGTGATTTTTGAGTTTCCAAATCTCATCAGTTAACGACACTTTGCCATCGTGAACAAAAAACGTCGCTAACATCTCATCACGGCTCATCACGTTTAAAAACTCGCAATGGTTCCCTAATTCAATGTAGTCATTAGGGCTAGGGGTAGCAGTGCAAGCCAACTTATAAGGAGTATATTCAAAAGCCTCAATTAATTGACTCCGCATTTTGCCGTTAAATCCCTTAAGGATTGAACTTTCATCCAATACAATACCAGCAAAAGTATCAGGACTAAACTTGCCTAACTTCTCATAATTGGTGATGTTGATGCCATTGATTACGTCGGCTTGAGACTCGCAGTATTGGGCGTTAATCCCCCACTTTGTACACTCATCCCCTGCCGTTTGTTTAGCTACTGCTAAGGGAGCAAGAATCAGAACGGGGCGGTTAGTGTGACGATTAACTTCTAACGCCCAAACTAATTGCATGAGAGACTTTCCTAAACCTGTCCCGGCAAATATGGCAAACTTACCCTTTTGCAATGCTAACTGCACTACAAATTTTTGATAATCAAAAAGACAATCAGGAAGGTCATTAAGGGCAATATCAAACCCAGACGGCGTAACTTTAGACAGCTTATTGGACAAAAAATCTTGATAGTTCATGGTTTGCTTAGCCTTTGATTAATGTTTTTGCTAGGGCGATCGCCACTAATTTAAAACCGAGCCTGACAGAAGCTCGGTAGTAACTAGATTTAGCGGTCTGTTTAATGCGGGTGACAGGATGGGGATTAGACAGGTACATAGTTTTACCCTGACGCTTGCCAGGGCGATAAATGTTTGATTTAAAAAGGCACGTTATCGCTAACTGGATACTCGATCTTGTCAACGTATCGAACGTTAACTTTGATGTTTTGCCGTGCGAATTCCTCATCAAACCCGTCAAACAGTGCCCAATCTAGGGCGATCGCACGGGCGCTTAGCGCCGTAATGCAACCGTCTAAGGATGTATATTCATGCCATCCTGTAGCGTTCCATTGACGCTCACCATTATCTAGCTGGCGTACTTTTTGGGATAAAGGGATAAAGGCATCAATCAGGGTCATCGTGCCGGGGTGGCTTTCATCTAACTCTACGCATTTTGGGCAGTCCCATCGCACATCACTGGGTTCCCATCCCAAAGACTTAACCGCATTGCGGCACTCTTGGACGGATAGGGGGGTTTCAGACTGTAGCCAGAACTCGGCTAATAGAAAGCCGTTGACCTTAGATTTGATTACAAATTGTGTGCTTAACACGGTAGACACTCCATACATTTGCTTAGCTGTTAATCATATTACAGCGCTAACTATCTTACTGTCAATGCCCCATTTTGACTAAAATCCCTAAAATTCTAAAACCCTTACCCTGATTAGGTTACATGGTGTTAACCCCTTCTTAGATATTTATAACAGGGTTGACAGTCGGAAATCACATCAATCAAATGCTTGTCTTTTAGTTGTGTGCTTGCTAATATAGCTTTATACCTAATCAGCCTAGTGGAGGCATTTATGGGGTTACTACCTACCGGATACGATATTGAGCAAGTTGGTTCAAGTAATGGTCAGTCAATTTTCATGAAGCTCCAAAATGGAGATAACAAATTCCGAATTTTAGGACTGCGTTTGATTTACCGTACATGGGGGGCAGATAATAAGCCGATTCTGTATCGTGCCGTTGTAGACGGAAAACAGCAAGAACCTGTACGCTTACCGTTTTGTGGTCGTCAATTTGATAAATTTGGCAAGCAAGAAAAATGGAAACACGTATGGTTCTGTTTGGTGTGGTCTTACCTTGACCAGGATTTAAAGGTTTTAGAAATCCCCCAGGCAACTATTCAAAAAACATTGGCTGCATATGACGCTGATCCAGATGCCGGTCCTCTTAGTGAATGCGACATCAAAATTAAGAAAAGTGGTAATGGACAAGACACAGAATATTCTGTGATGGCTATCAAATCCAAGCTAGATAAATCTATCAAAGAAGCATTTTCTAGTGCCTCAATTAATCTCGATGCCAATGTTTACGGAGCATATCCAAACGACCCCGAATGGCACGATAAAGCATTACAGCGGCTAATCGACAATCTCGATAGTGCTACAAAGGAAGCTACTAATCGCGGCATTGAATTAGAAATCCCAGCGTCAACCGACCTCGCGGAATTACAAACGGCATGGGAACGTGCGATGGATGCAATGCCGTTGCAAAAAACTGAATTACCCAAAGTCGAAGCTGAGTCGGCTTTAAGTGACGCAGAGATTGATTCTGTGCCCTTCTAAATCAAACATCTAGCAATTAAATAAGCGTTTGTTACTGTCCCCATCATGGCTAGTCGTGGCAGTGGCAAACGCCAAAAGGAGAAGTATGCTCAAACTCAGAGATTACCAATTAGACGTAAAGCGTCAGGTTTACGACCATATCCGTGATGGTCAAAATAAAATACTACTTTGCGCCAGTACGGGCAGTGGTAAAACGGAAGTTGCGGCGTCAATGGTTGCGGATATTCTTAGCCGCGATCGCCGTGTTGCATTCATGGTTCATCGAGATAATTTAGTCCGTCAGACTATAGCCCGATTTGAGAAATACGGCATCAAATCCAGTGCAGTTTCTGGCGGGATGGATTGTGATTCTGACAACCCCTGCCAAGTAGTTTCGATGCAAACTTTAGAGCGTCGTAAATCTGCCCTGACATTGGTTGATGATGTTGCGGTTTATGATGAAGCACACCTGACCGCATGGCGTAAAAGTGGACGGTCAATGATTCAAAACAACCATCATAAAATTACCATTGGGTTAACTGCTACCCCGTGGCGATTGTCTAAACGTGAAGAAATGGGAGATTTATTTAACGCTCTAGTTTTAGCCCCTGTACCGTCTCAATTAATAGAGATGGGGTTTTTAGTTAGACCCCGATGTTTTGGGCTAAGCGGCGCTGATTTGAACGGAGTCAAAACCGTTGCAGGTGAATTTGCTTTAGATGACCTTTCGGTACTTTGTAATGACGAGGGCATTGTTAACAAGGCGGTCAGTGAATGGCAACGATTAGCTAATGGGTTAACCACTATCGTCTTTTGCGTTGACGTTGCCCATGCTAAGCACATGGCAAAAGCCTTTGAAAATGCAGGTGTAGCGGCTAATTATGTCAGTGGGGATATGTGCCCCGTTAAGATTCGTGAACCGTTATATGCTAATTTAAAGAGCGGGAAATTGACAGTGCTAACGTGTTGTAATGCACTCTCGGAAGGGTTTGATGTACCTAATATTGAGTGTGTCATCCTAGCCCGTCCCACCAAATCAAAAGCCATTTACGTTCAGCAATTAGGACGGGGATTGCGGTTATCTGAGGGTAAAACAGAGTGTTTAGTTTTAGACCAAGCTGGCAACATTGAGCGCCACGGTTTTATTGAAGATTTAACTCCCTCTGATTTTGCTTTAATTCAAGCTAAACAGGGAGAAAAAGGCGACCCGCCGGTTAAAGAATGCCCTGAATGTGGACACCTACACCGCACTTTTGATATGACCTGTCCTGAATGTGGACATGAATATCCACTAAGAGAAAAAGTTAAACAGGAAAGTAATTTAGTTGAGTTACGAACTGTTGAATGTGATTTCCCATTGTCCGGTCAACTGTATCGGGAATGGAAAAAAGAAGCATTCAAAAAAGGGATCGCCCCCGGTTATGCTATGGCTAAATTCAAAGAACTTCACCCTAACCAATGGCCCAGCGCTCAATGGTCATTAGGCGCGGTATTCAATGGTGAACGCAACGAAAAATCTATGTTGGCTTACTTAGCATATCTTGAGGCGATCGCCATCAAAAAAGATAAAGATTATAGCTGGATAAACAAAGAATTCAAAGCTGAATTTGGCTGTTATCCACCCCAACAAATACTAGAGGTTATGTGATGTTTGATTTGAAAGTTGGCGACACTGTTTTTTGGGTAAAAAAATGGAATAAAAAAGAAACAGGATTCGCCACAGTAACACGGATAGGCAGAAAGTATTTTTACTTAGATGTCTTTCGCGCTCGATTCTATAAAGAAACAATGCTTGAAGATGCTGGGGACTATACCCCATTAATCAAGATTTACAAAACTCAGCAAGAATACTTGGATGAGTTTCAAAGGACTAACCTAATTCATGAATTTGATGACTATTTTAGCCTTTATCATTCTCGCTCTCGTCAATTAAGCCTTGAACAGTTGAAACAAATTAAACAATTAATCAGTCAATTTGAGGAATCTAACTAATGAAATTTGCTAGTCTTTTTACAGGCATGGGCGGCGCGGATATAGGCGCTATGCAAGCAGGGTTAACACCCATCTGGGGCGTTGAGATTGACGATAATATTGCTGAGATTGCCTGCAATAATTTTGAACATCACACTTACACGATTGATGTTAAGTCATTGTATTGGCAAACTCTTAATAGCCCCGACTGGCTCCATGCTTCCCCGCCATGTATCAACGCATCACGGGCTAAGAATGGTAAAGAAACCTCAGAAGACATTGAATTGGCTAATGCTATTTGTCGGGCGATTGAAACGCTAAAACCTGATTATTTTAGCCTGGAAAATGTGGCAGGATATGCCAGTTTCAAATCGCTTGCCAACATTAAACGTTGCTTAAAAAACAATGATTATTATGTTGGACAGTCCTTGCTTGACTGCTCTGATTATGGCGTACCACAATCACGTAAACGATTATTTTTAGTCGCCTCAAAGCATTGGGGAAAAATACAAGGACTGTATAATATTGAATGGAAAAACCAAAAGCCTATTAACTGGTATGAGGCGATCGCCGATCTAATCCCCACTCTCAAACTAACAACATTAACCAATTGGCAAAAAGAGTCGATCATCAATTACCACAAGGGCGCTGGCGCCGTTCACACAACGCTTCTGAAATGGATGGGGGATTTTGTCATTCAACGAAGCGGATCCAGGAAAAAAGACGGCATCCCAAACAACACAATCCGTTTTGCACATCAGCCGATGTTCACGATCAAGGCGATGTCAGGCAAAGTAAGGGTATCTCCTAAACAAGCCACAATTGTTATTGATGGTCAACCCTACGAAGCTAATACTCAATGCTTAGCCCGTTGGCAAACTATTCCTGATTGGTATCAATTTAGTGGCGATCTAAAATTAGACACCAAAATGATCGGTAATGCCGTTCCCCCGCTCATGATGCAAAAAATCATCGAAGCGGTTTTAAATTAATCAAAACTAAAGGCAAACATGATGCAAAAAGTTTATGTCACAAAATACGCATTAACCCGTGGAATCCTTGAATATCCTGGGAAGGTTTATAGCGACAAAGCCATTATCTGTTACGATGACAGTTTTCCTAAAGGATGGATGCTGTTTTTTGGAAATCAGGCATTTTTTAACAAAGAAGATGCATTGAAGCAAGCCAACAAAATTCGTGATCTAAAAGTTGCTTCACTAAAAAAGCAAATTCACAAATTAAGCAAGTTAGAATTTTAACGATAGAGGTAATTACAATGAGCTTTGAACATTTACAAAAAGGCGATACTGTAGCGTTGATTATTGGTCAAGATTTTACAATCGCTACAGTCGAAAAGTTAACAAAGTTACGTTAGTTGCTAATGGTAAAAAATTCTACCGTGATTCTGGCTACCAGCAAGGCGATGGCTGGGGCAACTGGCATTTGGACACCGTTGAAGACGCGCTAAAACACCGGGACTTCTATGCAGAACAGCGCTTAACCGAAACAGCTAAACGGGCGATACGCCACATGGATTTAAACCCTACTTCTGAGCTAATCAATGAAGTCATTGGGATTATCAAGCGAGAAAAAGCCGCCCAACGTAGCGAAGGCGGCAGCTAAGCAAACATAGAGGTCAATACTCTATATTTTAATCTTACTCTAAGTCCTTCACTTTTCGCTTGAGGTCGTTTAAAGTCTCGTCCCGGCGCTGGTGAAGGATTTTTAATTGATCAATTTCCCGATGCAGAGGTAATATTAATTCTTTTAAATGCATTAATAAATATTCTTTAAACTCTTCACGTTTTTCTTTTTGATTAATTTCTGTCTCTTCTTGGTATTCTTCGAGTTTTTCTAATAAGGATTTTTCTGTAGAATGAATTTCATTTTTTAAGTCATTGACGGTCTTGCTATGCTTTTCTTCTTTTTCTTTTTCTCTATTTTTAAATTCTACTATTGACTCTTTAACAAAGCTTAAATTAGCCTGAATACTACCAAATAAAACGCATACAGTCAAGACAGGAACTAACAAGCCAACTATAGCGCCTAACGCCTCCCATGACAACTCCGAAGGTTGAACGTCAGAATCATGATTGACAGGAATTGCTGTCATCGTTTGAACTTTGTCGATTGTTGTAGCAATTAGGCTAGCCATCCATTTTTCAACTCAATTAAACTCATCTCACTACCATAGTAAATCGAGCATTTACAAGCCTGGGCACACTTACACGCTTGCCCCGGTACTGGTAATTGTCCAATCGGTCTAATGCCCATTGCAGCGTATCTAACGCAGTCTTCACAGTGTTTGGCTTGGGCGTCTAATTTACGCAAAGCATGGGTATTTTTATCATCATAAATTGCATAGGAACGCCGCCCCATTTCATACGATACCCGACTACTTTGAATAAACCGTGAGAGGCGATAATCGAGCATTTTACGGGACAATTTACCATCCCTTAAATCTTGCACTAACAATCTGAATGCAGGGTACTGATTCGTTCTTAATTCGTTAGCAACGTCTAGGTATTGCATCGCGTAGGCTTTGTCTTTTCCACCCCGACCAAACCGCATTAAAGCAACGTGGACATCTTTAATATTTAACGCAGTTTTTTCTTCCCACTCCCTAGCGGTTAAATTACCGTTAACCAGAGCGTTAGTGTCGTCAACAACCCGCTTAAGATAGACTGCCTGAAACGACTTGATGTATTTATTAACTTGCGATTCTGGCACTAGCCTACCGGACGGAAACAGGTATCGCCGCTGACGTTCTGAGTAAACTAAATCCGATAGACTATAAGCCATTATTTTTTAGCACTTTTGAGATTAACTTTTAATTCCTTGCTCATAAAATATTTTAAGATGTTGCCTTTAATCATCAGCATTTTAGACAACCATAAAATATGAGTGCGTAGCTCATCAGCGGGCATTTTAGCTACATTGTCTGCAATCATACGCATTTCTAAGCTTTGCTCTAATGTTAATTCTTGGCATTCTTTAGGTATCATGGTTTGCTCCAAACAAGTTCTGCAATTCGTTATTTCGTTGTTTAGCGACCCGTTTAAGAATTAGATAACCAATCAAATCAAGCTCAGCGTCTTCTGTGTCGTCAGATTGATTAGAAGCGATGCGGCTTAGTTTGTCGTCAATTCTGACGTTAATTTGTTCAATAGGATCGGCGCTAGAAAATATCCGTTTAGGGTCTAAAGCACTATTGCCGTATTTACGGTTTTTTTCTAGCAACATATCCTTAACCTTGTCGCATTCAGCGCTAATCAAAGATTGATAGTCAACAGTTTTATTTTGATAATTAGCACGGGTTTTGTAGATACCAGTCATTAGTCTTTCTCAAAAGTTTCTATTCGTTGATTTATTTGAAACAGATGCCCGTTTAATATCCACCAAAAAGAGTTAGAGTCTGTTGCCAATAAATGAGTGAGCCACATATAAAAACAGTAAATAAAACTAGCCATCAACCCTTACTCTCCATAACACATACATCGTTATTGTAACGACCTACTTTAGCGTAAGATTTGCTGGAAATACTATTCAGCAATCGGAAAGCTAACTGCCCAAATTTCATCCCAAAGTATAGGGGCAACGGCTCAATGTCATCATTGGTAATCTCCATGGTCAGTTTTGACCCGTGCCACCCCGCGTCAATGTAGCCTGCTAATTGGTGCCCATACCATTCCCGCCCCCGTGAGCTTTTCAGATAAAAGGTCGCTTCGAGAAATATTGGGATGTTGAATGTTTCCAGGCTTGCCACCAATAGGCGATCGCCTGGAATCATCATGTAGGGTCTATCCGCACAGTAGCCAGATAGGTCGATTTCCTTATACCCCCCCATCACCCGCAATTTAGCCGTCTCCCCTATCCGTAGGTCGAGACTATGGGGATTGACTAGGTCGGGGTCAAACGGCTTTACCAGGGGCAAAATACGCGGGCTTAGGTTATGGCCTCTGTGTGAGTAGTCCACCAAAATGTGAATCGGTATCTCCCCTCTGGCCAGAGACGCTATTTCGTGATCAACTAAAACCGTCATCAGAACCTCATGTTATCAGTTGCCACTATCCTAATTCCCCACTGTTTCACCCCCTATAAATTCCTTAAGAGGGTGAAACACCCTGGAATCCTTATCCTGTCTAGGTTTCAGGATTTTAGGGAATTTGGTATTTTAGGGGCGTTGACAGTAAGACGGTTGATTGTGTTTTTACTAACAAGCGTAAATATTCCTACTCAACAAAAAGCTCCCGGTCATCCATTTGACTAGGGGCTTTTTGTTTGGCGGCTATAATAGACTGTATGCCCCCAGGTGAGACTGGAGGGCTTTAGTTAACCCCTAGAATCGTTAGGAGAAAACCTTGTGAATATTGTAAGTTACGAACGTTTTGACAAAGATGGGATTGAATTAGTTATCAATACCCAGACAGGTGAAAGTTTTGCAACCCAAGCAGGCTATGCTCGGATGAGCGGACTCACTAAGCAGGCAATATCAAAACGGTACAGTCAAACTGTCAACCAAGGCGAGACTAAAACGGCTGAAGTCCAGACACCGCAAGGGTTGCGGACTGTCAACTTGATTGATGAAGACTTGATTGCTGAATGGCTACCTAAGGATAATCCCACTATGGCAACTCAACTATTAAAGCTGGGAGTCCGAGTGTTTATGCATAAGCTAGCAGGGTTTGAGATTACGTCTAGTGCAATCATCGAAGCACAACAGCCAGTAGAACGGATTTTGCCAACCCGTGACGCTGTTGACTACATCGAAGCGGCAAGCAAGCTTGAATCGCTCAGTGAGGGCATCTTGAAGCATTTACTCAAGGATGCGTTAGTCGATCAGATTAGCTTGGAGCAAAATCTAAAATACTTGCCAGTAGCAGAAAAGCCCAAGCAATATACTATCGTCAAAGTACGGGCTAAAGCGTTGGGTTATTCTGACACGCAAATTGGCGACGGTAAACAGTTAGGAAAGTTTGTAAAATCTCAAATTGAACCGGCATTCAGTGAGCAAGTAGGGCGGTATTCTGTCAATCACTATGAAATTACCGAACATCTAGATACTGCTATCCATCGCTATTTCACGCGCTAATTAATCAAACATCTGCCAACCTATCACCCGCTCTATATTGGGCGGGGATTATCATGCTAGACCATAAATCAATACTTCAAAAACAATCGGCAAAGGACTATGCAAAGGCAGTAAAAGCAATGACTGGCATTAGCAATTGCTATCATCCCTTAGTAGAGAAAGCAGTTGAATTAGCTGGCAATTTAGAACCGATTGAGCTAGTCGTCATCGAACTAAGCTTGCCTGATAACTTCAAGAAAGATGCTTGTTATGTTGAGGCTTTATCGTCTGAATGGGCAATGTTTGAAGTTGCTTATTTGCGTAGCGTAACAGGTTCTCCGCCATACACTGATGCTATTGAATTTGGATTAAATGATGATGACATCAAAAAATATCAACAGCAATGGATTAACGTAGAGTTAGACCCATTGACCGTGAAAACTGTTTACACCAATTAATCAATAATTTTGGCATTTTAACCCTCTTTAAGATAGACCTAAGAGGGTTAAATTTATTATGGCGACTGCTGCGATTGGGACTGCTGTAAGTGTTGGTTTATCGGCTTTGTCGGGGGCGTTAACTCCTACAAAGACGATTTTTAATGAGAATAATGTTGGCAAGATTGAAGACGTTTCTACCCGTAAAACCGGCGCGGGATGGTCACTGTCTAAAGTTTACGGTAGAGTACAGATTAAAGGCTGTCCGATATTTTGGGCACCATCTAGGCGGCAAGAAGTTGTCACCACAACGGAAAGCCAAGCCAGCGGCGGCGGTAAGGGCGGGAGACGAAGGACTGTCACTCAGACTAATACCTATAAATATTTTGGGACGTTTGCTTTTGCTGTTTGTGAAGGGCAAATTGACGACATTAGACAGATTAAATTTAACGACACGATTTGGTATAACCGTGATGGAGAATTGCCTTCTACGGTGGCAGATAATGATTACAAGTTAGAGAATTACCTAACAATTCACATTGGCGGATTTGACCAAGTAATTGACCCCACAATACAAAGTTTTGAAGGGAATGAAAACGGCGATCGCAATATGAAAGGTATTTGCTATTGTGTCGTTGACGACTTCCCCTTAGATGAATTTAATGGTGAACTGCCCAGTACTATTGACGTTATTGTTAGACGTGAAGATAATAATAAAAATCGTATTGATAATGTTATTTATGAAGTTGCTGAAAGTGTGGGGTTAGTTCGGAATGTTGACGTTAAATGTAGTGGACTTTTAAACTCAGTCACTAACGGCGCGGTTAATCTCAAAATCAATGCTATTTTTAGACAAGATGGGCAGACCGCCGCAGAGTTTATCAATGAGATTGTACAGCGTCATTTTCTATTTAGTTACCTTGATAATACCGGCGCAATTGTCTTTCAATTACCAGAGAATACAACCGCAACGACTAACCTTAATTTTAATCAATTAGCCGCGATTGATTACGGCTCAGAACCCGGCGATCCGTATGAGGAGATTATGCCGGATATCTCAGAATTGCCGTCATCGGTGACGCTGAATTACACCAATTTAAACGATGATTTTAATGGGGATAATGAGACGCGCTATTATCCATTGGCAACGCATTACAATCCTAAATCTATCAATTCAATTCTATTTTTAACCCCTGACGATGCTAAATGGTGGACGTGGAAATATCTACAATTTGCGTGGCTATGGGCTAGACGATTTACCGTTAATCTATTGCCAGAAGATGCCATAAACCTAACAGAATCGTTTCGGGTCGCTTTACCATTAATTGAAGGACAGGGGGCGGTTAGTTTTAACATTGCCTCCATTGTTTACGGTGCTAATCTGATTGGGGAGATTGAACTTTATAGCTTTGATACTAATGCCTTTACCGCACAACCTACCGTTAGTCGGGTTAACTCAACTGTCTGGAATGGGGGCGCAATTCAGCTAACGCCAAACATTAACACAGACGTTTCTATTGTAAGCGCTAATGGGGCAATAACGTATATTGAAGGGGTTGATTATAGTGTTAATACCACGACGGGACAGATAACAATTTTACCGAGTAGTGATATTCAAAATGGCGATTCAATTACAGTTTACTACGGCTCTAATCCTGACTATACGATTGTTACAAATAATCCAAATAATGAACAGCCTGACTATGGGGAACCGGTAATTTCAGTCGTTGAAACTAACAGGATTAGGACGACAGATTTACCTTGTATCTATGCGGCGATCGCCAGGGATGGGGATGACTTTGGCGCTACAACGGTTTACGGAAGATTCAACGGGGGAACCTACCAAGCAATCACCACAGCGCTACTCCCCACGGCTAAGGGGACGTTATCGGGGTCATTACCATTAACCAGTGGATTAGATACGGTAAACACTGCCACGGTGATAATGAGTGAGGGGAAATTAGAAGCCCTAAGTCAATCACAGTTTGATAATCAGGAAATAATATTGCTGATTGGTGGTGAACAGGTAGTAACAAGAAATGTTGTTTTAACCGCTCCGAACACCTATCAAATTAGCTATTTACAACGGGGCGTTAATGGTACACCGCGCACTGCCCATAGTAACGGTGAGGCGGTTTACATTGCCAAGGGGACTACCAACGCTCTAATTAGTTTGCCTATTAATCAAACGCTAATCGGGGCACAAATTGACCTTAAAGCCGTGCTTAACAACGTTGGCTTAGTGGATATCCTAACAGTTACCAATCACACCATACAGGGCACTTATTACAAGCCTTATGCCCCGTCGGGTGTTATGGCAACAAAAGACAGCGCGGGTAACATTACCATTAATTGGACGGCTAACAATACGGGCTTAAATGCGTTAATTCCTCAATCGTTTGAGGTTGATATTTATGATGGCGTAACAGTTGCCAGAACGTTAACCAGTAGTGAGTCAACAGTTAGGTATTTAGCTAGTGAACAGATAACAGATTTTAGTGTTACCCAGTCCACAATTACGATAAAAGTATATCAGTTATCCAGTGAGGTCGGGCGCGGCTATGGTTACAGTATTTCTCTTACTCCTACTCTTTATGACCCAGCCCCTAGTGTTATTGATTTTTCTCCGAGGAGTGGACAAGTAGGCAATGCAATTACAATCTACGGGTCGGGTTTTACCAGCGCTACAACAGCGGCAATTAACGGTGTTTCGCTTACAAGTTTTAGCGTTATTTCTGATAGCGTTATCACTGGTAGTATCGGCGTTGGAACTACCACGGGAAAAGTCACCGTTACCAATCCTACCGGCACAGGGGAATCATTAACGGATTTTGTGATTAATGATAAAGATTACCTGTACCGCGATTACGAATCTGTTAAATTTTTCGAGGTTTATTTCTAATGTCTACAATTTCCGATCCACAATTTAAAGGGGCTGTTTTGAATAGCACGTTAACCACGGCATTGTTAACCGCATCTGCGGGGACTAGAATCAAGATTGACCATATCACTATTAGTAATGGCGCAACGGCAGGAACAGTAACATTAAGCCGGTTTGATAGCTCTGCAAACGCTACCTATGAACTTTTAAATACTTACCCCATTGCCGCTAATAACGCCACATCTGGCAACATTCCCCCGGTTGAATTAATGACTTTCTACCTTGAGGCTGGGGACGAATTAAGAGGCGGCGCAACGACTACAACGGACGCAAAAATTAGTATTGATTATTTTGTGATTACGCTATGACTATTCATAAGGTTGGCAATAAATGCGGCAAGATTATCAGGACTGGGTTAAGTGTTGGGAGCAAAATTATTGCAACACCTGGCACCGGCATCATTCACACTCAAAAACTTAGAAATGGATTGGCAGACAGACAAAACAAAACAATAAACTATCAAGTTATTTCATTGCCGCCGCCGCCAACTATTTTAGATATTTTACGATCTAAAACTTTATGGGGATGGTCTGGAAATTCTACTACTTCAGACATTAAAGCTAGTGGCTACAGTAATTTTACGGTTGCTGGAACAGTTCAAAACTCCGTTTCAAAAATAGGGAACGCTTTGTCCTATACAGGGGGGAATAATTCAGCGGCAAGTATTAGAATCAATGAAACTTTACGAACCGCCAACATTTACACGATTTCCTGCTGGTGTCGCTGGAATAGCTTTAATTATGCGGGCCCTTGGGGAATATATCAAGCCCAACTTGTGTCCGACAATGGTATTGGTTGTGGAGCAAACAATACAGGTTTATCTCCATCTATTGCTACATATTACGCACTTGCAAACAATCAAAGAATTATCGTGACCGCAAACTCTACTCAATTATTGTCTATTAACACTTGGTATCACTTAGTATATGAAAAAAATGATACATTTTTAAGGCTATATATTAATGGGGTTTTAGAAAATACCAGCAGCACATTCCCTAGTGGTACTGATTTTTGGGGGACTGCCCCGAATTTTAGATTAGCTGGCTATGCTGGGTCTGTTCCAACAACTCAATTGAATGGATACATTGACGAATTTTATATAATAGCAGGTATTTTAAATCAAGAAGAGATTGATTATCTTTACAATAATGGCAATGGCAGAACATTAGTCTAGTTGATCAATTAATAGGAGTTGCCGTTATTATCCCCCGTGGGCTTAAAATTCCTTCCGCCCCTGGTGTTGACATATACGGGATTGGACTGCTGATTATCGTGTCAATTCCCATGTCACCGTCCCGTAAAAATAACATGGGCCGCCTGATTCTTGTACAATCAAAACATCAATTTCCGTCCCCTCTCCAAAGTATAAATATTGCCCCGAAAAACTACCCAAGTCAGGCCACGAATCACCGGGTTGACCAACGGAGTATCCACCTTCAACAGCAATAAACCCGTTATCCCATGTTGCACTGGTTAAATATGCCTTTGCTGTATAACCTTGGCTGACGTAGTTCTGTACAGTTTCGGGAGCGACTACTGTTCTTGGATATCGACCATTGGGAGGACTGCCAAGATCAAAGCTAAAGCTTGATGTGTCGTTTTCAATGATTATTGGCGGTGGATTTATTTTTGTTACATTATTATAACCAATCATTGAAACGCTAAAAACATCGCTATCCAACCTAACGGTTTGCCCTTCAAACGTAAACGGCAATAAACGCCCTTTGCACGCCATAAACAGATTAAAATACTTTTGGGTAGCATTCCAGTTCATGTTGTTATTGGCAATTGCATATTTTTTTCTAAATACCCCTAATCCATCTCGCAATTCCCGTTTATTATCTGACGATTGAATGCGGGTTAAACTGCGGTCAGAATAGGCAATATCCGCCAAAGGATGCCCATCAAAATTATACCCTAAGCTACCAGTCCAATCATAAAAAATCAAAGGTGTTTTACGCTCATAATTCATATCTTCTAATAGTCTAAAATTAACTGCTAAATATAGACTGGTATCGTTGGCTGAATAAATAGAATTGACAGCTCGTTTAATTTGGTTTAGCTGGTTATCGTCTATATCAAACCGCATCGGTAAACGAAACTCACACTCCACACTCAATGCCCCGGTTGGAGACGATGCAAAAGTAACTATACCTGTCGATAAATTGACAGTTGGAAATACCTCTGTGTTGCCCGCATAAACATGAATTGTTCCGTCTACCGGCAATGTAATTGTTTTGTAAGCATTAACTGCCCCGACCCGATACTGTTTAACAATTTGATAATTCAGACTATCAATTGGGACTAAAATGCCCCGCTGAAAACTAGCAGAATCATAAAACTCCCCATCTTTTGTGCAATAGTAATCCAAAGGACACTTAAAAGGAAACGCATTATTTTTACCCTCAGCGTTAATAAAAGCTTGCACAAATACGGCGAAATCCTCATCTTTTAAAACAAAATCAGACCCTTCAATGCTATATTGTGGCTCGGTTATTTTAGGGATTCTATTCTCTTTACCCGACCGATTCTCACTAATTTGTGTAACCCATTCTACCGATACGCTAAGCATCGGCTCTGTAGGATAAGGTTGGTTTTGATAGATGTTTAATTCAGACATAATTTTTAAGATAGCTGTGTCTATTCTAAACATTAATTATGTCAGAAATTACCGCCATCATTAGCCAATCAGCCCAGCAATATATTAGAAAAAAAGACGGTGAACCGGGACTCATTGTAAAAGCCTATTTAGAGGACAATACCCCTATCACTCTCTACGGTAAAGATGGCGATCGCCTATTTTTAGACCTTAGAGAAGGGGACATGATTATGGTGTCTAAAAACGGCAATTTTTACAGCATTACCCACATTATGGAAGATGGGGAATTTGTCCCAGTTAACCAGCCAACGCAAACCAATGCAGTTACAACGAATCATAAAAGCCATGCTCAAATTGACACTGAGCAAGTTAAAATCTATATCCGTTGGCACGCTAAAATACTTGCTTATTGTTATGAGCAAAACTCAGAACATGGCGACTTACTTTATCAGCAAGCTTGCAAAAAGTTTGACCTCTAAAGCTTTAACAAATTAGGCTCAGTATAAATACCAATTAACTTACATAAAGCATAGTGTTTAAAGGGGCGCACGTTAACCCGATACTGTGCTTTTTTGTTATCAAAAATCCCGTCATAAATAGCAGTCTTTTCTTGGTTAATATCAACCGCTAATTGGGAGACTTCTGCTGATAACGCTTGGCAGGGCAAGTTAACGTAAACAACCGCCCCAGAATCGTCTTTTAGCGTTACCCACGATGCCCCCATATCAGCTTGACACTGATATACTACAGCTTGACGCTCAAAAACAGAATACAAACTATCTAAGCTTGGCTCTGTCACTGTTTCGAGCTTGACACTGCCATTTGTGCCGTAGCCAGTCCATAAACCGTCTACTGTCTGTTCGCAAAAAAAGTCAAATCCTAAAAAGTTTTTCACCGCGTATAGATTAATTGATTACAGTGGCTATATTAAGCAACCGTTTCCGTACTCAGGGCAACGTCAAAAATACGGGCTATCAGCTTAATAGAGTAGTCTTTTTCTAGCCGTTTTACTGTTTCTAAAAATACAGTCCATCCACATACATCAATCAGCCATTTGAGTTCACTTCCTAAATTTAGTCCGGTTGTCTTGATTTGAGGTAAAAGCTCAGATATGGCGTTAACATATATTTCTTCTTCTTCTGACAACGGCTTGACATTGCCATTGGTGCCGTAGATTGCGGCGTAGACTAATTCTCGAAACCGTTCAAACGCCACGCCGCCGGTATCGCCCTCCACCCCAAACCAACGTCTCACCCACTTCGAGACAGATCCCGCACTACGGTCTAACAGTTCTGCACATTTCCGTAACGATAAACCTAGCCATTTCTCACGCCCCACCGCCCGACAAATCCGCATGGCTAGATTTAAATAGCGCTTACTAAATCCCTTCCATCCCCAGTCAATATCAGGATATTTTTCGGCAATGTCACCAATCACTAAATCAAAACCCAACTCCTCCAAAAAACCTACATCCCCATCCCCAATCAACACAAAGGTTAACTTCTGATCCTGTCGTCTGTTAGCCCGTAATCGTCCAATTTCCTGTACCAAATTAGCCGCCACAACATGGTTATAAAATTCACTAAACTGCTTATCTTCTATGCCTTCAATCACGTTACCGGTTAGGGTTTCATACTCCAAACGAACCGCGCTCATATTAGGACGGGACAATCCAAACGATACCACTAACTCCTTTTCTTTGTACGCATTACTACCCCGACTATCGCCACAGTGGACTAAGTCACTCGGACTCCCATAACGTTTCCAATCAATAAACCCAACCTTCGAGCCATACTGGGTTTCGTAATCTTTGCGAATTATCCCACACCGTTCTAATTGATTGTCAGTACGACTATTACCTAAAATTCCCGCCCCCTTCCACTGTTCAATAGTTAGGTTCGTGATAGTTTGCGGCTCTTGGGAAATAACGTAAATCTCAGACTCAGGAATACCCAGGGCGATCGCCATGTGTTGTTTCGACCATGTTGCATCCTGACATATTACCCACTTAGCCGCGTGGCAAGCTTGTACTAAGCGATGATTCTGAATCTTAATGGTCAAGGCGTCTTCGGTTAACAACAAAGACCCCTGTTTTTTACCAAAAAGAATCTCAAGTAAATCCACCAAAAAGACTGGCTGTACTTGTTTTTTGTCAATATTTTCAGCCTCAATCGCGGCGATAGTTCCTAGCTCATACAATAGCCTATCATCTAAAAATAGTGCATCAATTATTTGGCGTGTATTGTATCCCCAGTTAGGAACGTTATAATCAGATAAATTTCGTAAACCATTTTTTAATGGTTCCAATTTATCATGTAATTTTTCATCCTTATCACGAATCAAACCTAACAGTTTTACCAGTTGCTTCATGGTTACAGTTCTTTCAACCGTCCACTGTACCTGTCCCGCCTCATCTAATATTAAACCCGTTGCGGCGGCTTCTACTTTCTCCTTATCCACCCACTGGGTAGAAGTTCTGATTAATGGTTCTGCAATCCACTTTTTCGACTCTGAAATATACCCAAACCCATCCCCTTTTTTAACTGCACATTTCTCTCGGTACTCGCACCCACCACATATCCCCTTAGTATCCCGACCGGCGGCGTAATACTGCATAAATTTGTCAGCTAAATGACAATTACTCTCAGTTCGTTCGTGATCGTCCACTTTCCCTAATCCCTGCAACGATTCACGATAGGGACTGCCTAGGTCTGTTGTTTTGCAATAGTTCAAATAATAACCATTATTACGGGCCGCCGTCTCAAACCAGTCTTCCTCAATTTGAGCATTGGTAGGATTACGATGGCTAGGGGGGCAGTACACAATGCGAGTTCTCACCTCATCCCCATTGTCCGGTTGTAGGAAACACTCACCCTGTTTAAGCTGGCTCACTGTATGGGTTTTACCTGTCCCGGTTGGGCTATTGTCCAAAATATATTTATGCCCGCTTCTGACTAATTTTCCGTACAGTTTACTCCCTTCCCCCGGCTTGTAATATTGATCAACTTCTGAGCGGATTAAACCCGTTTTTAGCCGTTGGGCTAGTTTTTTCGCCCCGGTCGCTGTCCCCATTAGCTTGTTAGTCAGATTAATACAAGCTTGGTAAAATGTATTTTTAGCTGGTTTCTGATTGGCAATATTATTAAATTCTTGGACGGAGATAAATTCAATAGGGCGATCGCCTGGTATCTCATCGATGTCACCATCAGATTTTTTAACCTGTCCCCACCACGCCACTTCCATTGACAAATTATGGAAGTCAAAAATCTCGACAGTTGTAGTGTAAGCATGGAGTACGTGGGGATTTTTAACCGCTCCGGCATCGGCAATCAACACGGGGGTTTTGTCGCCAATCAGCGCTTTAGCCTGGGACATTGAGCCGGAAAACACGCAACCGCTAAAGCCGATCACCGGAAACCCTAACCGATTGGCGGCGACAGCGGCTTTCCACTCCATGCCCTCACACAATCCAATGCGAGTATGATCTGTGATTTTTGCCGGTTCGTAATACCCGATTGGATATTCTTTATTGGGTAAGCGCGGATCAATCCCTCTCGATTTGCTGCTTAGCCAGGTATATTTTCTATCAGGTGTATAACGGTCATGCAGTCGCAACGTTGCCAAATAGCCGTTCCCGTCGGGCACTGCCACTAAAATCCCATCATTAGGCGTGTTCAACCGATTCCCGTATTTGCTCACCCCCGGCAAACTAACGTGGACAGCCTCAGATAAATTCTGCCACTGCACCACAGACCGGCATCGCTCAATGATGGCTAGCGGTACGCCCCGACCCAACAAATAACGGCGATCGCCATCATTCAATGCCAACTGCTCTAACACCTTACGAATCTCAGTATCTCGACTCTGGGCGTCTAAGCATTTTTCCCGGCGCTGTCTCTCCCGTTCCGCCTCTCTTTCTTCCCTCTCAAGTTTCTTACGCTGCCATTCACTACGGTCAAAATCGTCATTCCCTAGGGGAAAATACATTCCCCACAGTCCGTTAGAGGTTAGCCCAACGTATTTATACAGCGGATTTCCCCCACCATCAGGGAAATTCATACACTGGACATGCCCGTCATCCCTAGTCCGGCATTTTCCCTTAGTCGTCTCGCATACAGGGCAAGGATTAGTTTTGCTTGTTTTGATTAATTGCATTTGATGCAGGGGGGGGGAGACTTCTATCAAATATTATAGACAACTCTAGTTGATTGCAACACTACAGGCAAAAAAAATCCCCTCGCTGCGGTGGGGACGGTGGAAATAGAAGTCGTACCAAACCATATCAAATGAAACTAATCCTTCCCATTATAGCGACTCACTTGAAACAATGGCAACTAATTGACAGGGTCGGGATGTGACAGTTTGGAAAGTGTCACAATACAACATGATAGGCATGGGGAGGGGTGAGATAGTAATTACATGGAGGCAAGCGAAACACGCCAAGCCCGCTAAGCAAACCAACCACTAAAGGATAACTACCATGGACGCTTTCACTGCATACGAGCTATTTGTTGGACAAATCACCACCGCTGAATTTGTAAAGCCGTTTGATGGTGACGTAGAAAAAGCAGTCAATCAATTAATGACTGAAAAATGGTGGGAGTCGGATGATAACGGCACTCCAGCTCCCGACAATTTAGCTGAGCTGATTACTCAGTATGTAGAATCTAACATTGAATAATCAACCGGCGATCGCCCCTCTCGCTAAGCATGGGTAACGTAAACCAACCACTAAAGGATAACTACCATGACCGCATCCGAACTTTACGAATTGTTAGACGGCATTCAAGACCAACTTAATGCCGGTAAAATTGAAAATCTTAACCACAATGAAAGCGACAAATTGGCATCACTAATTGAAAATGTCTTGAAGTTTTTAGATGATCTTGAATAATTAATTTGGCGATCGCCTCTCTCGCTAAGTAGGGGCACAATCAAACCAACCACAGAAAAAACTATGGGAATCATCAAATTTGGCATCATGGCAAAAATAAACAATGAAATCGAACACTTTCATTTCACTGTAGAAACCAGCCACCCTCATGCATCCTTAGCCCTAAAATCGTGGGCAACATACTTAACCGAAGGGGAAGCCCACTGGATTCGGGCAGGTAAAGATTTTGTTTTTAACTCCCTGTCAGATTGCACGGGCTTATTTAACGTACTCATGTTGATTGAATCCCAGGATCAAAGCCCAGCACGTATGGAGTTTTGGGAAAAAGTCATGTACCCTATTGAGTTCCCAAAAAAGTCTGTCCAAACTGCGACAGCCTAAACACCGTCAAAAACGGCATAACGCCATACAACCGTCAGCAATGGTTATGTCGTGACTGTGGTAAACAATTTAATCGCAAAAAGTAAATTTATCCCGTCCATAGTGGCGGGTTTTTTAGTATAGTGACGTGCCGATTTTTAAAAACAAATGAAATTCTACGTTAACGCTAAAACGCTCAATAATGCTCTGGTTATCGTTGGGCAAGCCATTGCGATTAAACCGACCCATCCCATTCTTGCCTGTGTCAGACTGTACGCCAATGGCGATACCGGACGGGTCTGTGGATTTGACCTCAAAACTGCTATCTACAAAGGGTTTGCGGTTGATTACCAAGGGGAGGTGCCGACGGATGTTTGTGTGCCGTATCAGTTATTTTCTAGCATTGTCTCTAAGTTAGATGGCGATATTTTGCTATCTTTTACAGAGTCCGATGATAGCCTAAAACTTAGTATTCAGTCCGATACGGGACACTATGATTTAAGTTGTTTACCCTCTAATGATTATCCTGAATTACCCCAATTGGAAGGGGAGGCAATTAAATTGTCAGGGGATACATTGCGTGAGGCGATCGCCGCTGTCGCATCGTCGGCTTCCACTGATGAGACTAAGCAGATTTTGTGTGGGATTAATCTGGCTACTGACAAGGGAACGCTGTATTTTAATGCCACCAATGGGCACACATTAGCCCGTTACTGGTCAGACGGTTGCCAAGACGACCTGTCAGTCACAATCCCCACGAAGGCGCTGCTATCGGTCGCTAAAAGTACAGATAGCGATATTGAGATGGTATTGGGAGAACAACAGGTTAAGTTTTTTGCAGGCGACCTAACTATTATTTCTCGCATTCTAGACGGTGCATTTCCTAAAGTTTCGCAGTTAGTCCCAGTTCAATTTGAATGGGTGGTTACGGTCGAGGCTAGCAAACTCAAATCCGCTATTTCCCGGTTAACGGCATTTGCCGACCCTAAAAACAATGTGATCACGATGACCGTTAATGACACGACAGAAGCCCCAGAGCTGGTCATTGAAACCGCCTCCAGTGAGATTGGACAGGGAACTGAATCCATTCCCTGCACGACTACTGGCAATCACTACGGTGACAAGGATTCCCCAACTCAGATTGGCATGAATTTTAAATACGTTGTTAACGGCATTAACGCTGTCGGGGGCAAGGAAATTAAGCTGAAAATCAACCAAGCCAACCAACCCATCATTTTTACCGGCTCCGATAACAGCCTATTCCTATTAATGCCTGTCCAAGTCATTAAATAAGTAATTATGCCTATCTCACCTAATGACCCTGATTACAATAGCATCATGGCCCGCCATCGTCAGGATGCAACGGAGAACAAAAAAGTTCTAACTACCCGCATCCGCCGATGGAAAGGGGATTTACAACGTAGGCTGAAACCTCCTGAATCCTAGCCATGCCCTTTATGTATTTGTCACCCCCTAGAGGGGTATTTTTTTTGCTAAAACCCCACTGTTTCACCCCCTATAAATTCCTTAAGAGGGTGAAACACCTTACAATCCTTGACTGGTAAGGGTTTCAAGATTTTAGGGGTTTCAGGTATTTTGGGATATTGACAGTAAGGTGGTTGATTGTGTAGATTGTGGATTAGGATTGTCGGCAATTGGTGATAAATAAAATGATTGGAAATAATTGAAATAATTGAGTGGGTTTGGCATAATAGCGGTGTACACTATCAAACTGTGTTATGATTCAGACATTACGAGTTACAGGGATTATGGCTTCTCGCATCAAACTACGCTCGTTAACTAAAATTGAGCAGCGGCAATTGTGGCAGGATTTTAAGCCGTTGAAGGATGCACTATCTCTGGAAGTTAAAAAATCTTTTGGCGGGGGATGGAAAAAATTGAAACTACGGGCGGCGCGGGCAAGAATTAAAAACACCCCAGAGATACTCAGGGCAGAAAAGGCCATGCATCAACTCATTGCCCATAACACCGCCATGGTGATTAGTGAGGCGCACCGCAAACACCGCCGCAATAACAAATTAAACCCCGATGATTTAATTCAAGCGGGGCATATCGGCTTAATCTATGCTCTGTACCTGTATGAGCCAGTAGTGGACGGCAAGGAGATTAAATTTTCTAGCTATGCGTATCGGTGGATAAAAGCACTAATTCAGGAGGAAGCTCAGGGCGATCGCCAAATTAAACCGCCATCAAATGAACGAGATTACAAATATCGGTTTGTAACCCAGTTAAAAGCCAACGACGGTGACGTAGTAGACGTATTCGACGTGTTGGACAACGATGAGCCAAAACTACTAAGCGTCCGTTGCGCCGATGTGTTAGACGACCGGGAATATACGGCACTCACTGAAGAACCGTTAATGGCGATGCTAACGTTAGGCGTGAACTGGGAAAAGTTAGATGAAATCTGTCGTCAAGGCAAGGAAAAAGTGTTAGCTAGTATTTAGCTATTAAGTGAAGCTTCCAATTGTTCGACAGAATCAAAGTACTGAGCGGGGTTAGCATCGGAGGGTACAACCCCGTGCCATTTTGAGCAGTGGCATAGGAAAGGGAGTAGAGTATAGTAAATAGGTTCGGTGTAATTGTTTTTAAATCCTCCATTGGTCATGTCTTCTACCAACCCTTTGTCTGCCCCCGCTTCAATGATGGATTGATAGGTCTGCTCAAGGTAAAGATTGGACAGATTCAGTAGGGTGCTTAGACGCTTTTTTGCCGTTTCATTCAACTCCACCCATCTAGGGGACTCAGTTTGGGGTTCGGCTTGTAATTCGTTTAATTCCTTGGGAACGATGATTAAAAACAGATTGGACATTAACTTGAGCAAGTCACTTGTAGATAGTCGTTTGGCGTCGTTTAGGACTGACTCTACCGTAATTTCAGTGCCGGCTGTTATTTTGGCACTGCCCTTGAGATCCCAAAATTCATCTAGGGTTATGTCCCCATTTAAATACCGTTGATAATTATTCTCACTGACTGCCAGAATCGCCGGTAAACACATCGCGGTTGATTCAGTAGGTCTATTCCCCTTATCCTCCCAACCCTGGGCCCACCGACGGATGGTCTGGGGACTCACCTTGGTAAGTTTTTTGAGTTCAGCGTTATTGTACAGTTCACAAACCCGCTTAGCGAGTTCGTGAATGCGGATTTCAGTTGCCGACCATTGTAAAACGCTCAATTTTAAACCCTCCTAAAGTTTGCTTCTCCCATCATAAGCACACAAACGGTATTTTGTCAGTAGTTTGCTTGAAGGTTTACAAAACCAGCCAACCGTAAATGGCTACCCCAAACACAGAATCGAGTCCTAGTCGGCTTTTAGGCGTTGTGGTCAAATAGAATCGCCCGTCAACTGTTTGATTCTGTAACGTGATGGTGATGTTATAAAAGTTTCGGACTGTTAGAAACTGTGGTGCTTTACCTTGGATTCTCCCGGCTAAATAGGCGATCGCCGTATCCTGTCCCGGTAGTGATTGTTCCCTAGGCGGTGTTTTTTCTTCCAGACAGGCCCTGATAGTGTTGATTGTAGGGGCGGCAAATATCGGCTCACCGGTGTAGGGGTCAAAATTAACCGGGGAAGTGGGGAAGACTGGGATTTTAATAATTGCGTTAGGAATGCCAATCATTAGAATATTCCTAAGTTGATAAATTCAAAATACAAATACACAATTTAAAATGGGTTTTTTATTAGGATTGTTTATTGGAGCCACTATTTTTATTCTAGGATTCATTTTTGGCGGTAGCTATAGGTTGAATAGAATAGAAAAATCAAACAATGATTACATTGGAGAATCTGAAAATGAAATAGTTGTAGTAAAGTTGCAAGACTTTGGTGCGCTAGTCGATCAGGTGTTAGATTGCCAAGAGCGTAACGTGCCATTGGTGGTCGTGACTGAGACCGAAAAAAATACGATGTTGCAATTAATTTTTAAGGACGGGACGATGCACGTGAGTTAGGGTTTTAAGATAGATAATGAGGGTTAGTTTAAGCTTTTAGGTTGGCATTATGAATCTGGAAACGCTGGTTTTAGAATTAGTTGCTGATGACAGTAAGTTAAGTCGTGACATTGACGCGGCGGTCAGAAAGGCGATTAAAAAACTAGCGATGGTTGAAAAGGGGAGTCCTATAAAACCTAAGGTTGAGTTAGATAATTTACACGAGCTAAATGAGCTTTTAGATGTTAAGCAAAATCATTTATTTGAAACTGTTGACTTGTTTGAAAATAACCCAATTGCGGTTAAGGTTGATGATTCGGAAATTGAAGATGCAAATAAAAAATTAAATGAATTAGAAGCAAAAAAGAAAAATCGAGATCGTTCTGGCTCTAAATCCGGTCAAGGTAATTATGGCGATACGTTGTATGGCGAAATTGAAGATAAGTTAACTAGTGAGGTTGAAAAAGTAGTTGACAAACTGGGTGATGTTATTACCGCTCCGTTTGCTGGTATCGGTCGTGGTTTTTTTGAAGGATTTGGACAGTCTATATCCAAAGAATTATTTAATGGGTTTGCTTCTGTTATTGGCGAGGATTTTAACTTTGATTTAAAAGATGCTGGCAAAAAAGCGGCTAACGCTACAGTTTCTTATGCTTTCCCAAACGTAAAAGCTAAAAAGGATGAGCTTGGAAGGGTCAAGAAATACCAGGATAAAATGGATAGCATTGATTCTTTATTGTCTGATGTTTCTAGTGTTGCATCTCAGTCTAAAGGGTTGAGTCAAGAAAAATCTGTTATTAATGATTTAAAAAGACAATCTAAGGATATTAAGCAGAATTTAAGAAATGCTAATCAAACAATTAGCGCAAGGGGTATCCCGTCTAACGCCGAAGTGATTGCAATGGGAAATCAAGTCAATTTACAGGTTGACGCTATTGCTAAACTTTCTGCAACGTTAAATGTCGTTTCCAGTCAAATCTCAAGCAAGTTAAAGCAGTATCGTGAATCAGAAAAGTTGATTAGTGAATTGTCGAATCGGTTAGATTTGGCAGTTAACAGTAATGACTATGGACAAGTTCGGAAAATCAAGAATGATATTTCTGAACAATTAAAAGTTATGGGTGATGTTGGTGACGATCCTGTTATGCAAGGCTATCGTGACCAGTTAATTCAATATCAAAAAAGCGCAAAAGTAGATAGTCGTTTAATCGCTAAAACGTCAGAAAATCCAACGATGCGCGATTATTTATTGCATCCTAAAACGTCAATGAAATTGGTGACGGAAAAAGGGAAGATTGCAATTCAAGACTCAAAAGATAATGTCTTAAACGTTTTAGTTGAATCTGCCAAGACAGCAGTAAGAGGTGCGATTGGGGCGGGAAATTTGTCTTATAAGGGGTTAAAATCTGTTGAGTCTGGAGTATTCGCTTTAGACCCGATGGGAATCCCTGACAAGGCTAAGTCTGCTATTCAAACTACAGCAAAAGTCGCCATTCCTACAGCGGCGATTGCTGGGTTGTCTCAGTTACCTGGTGGGCATCAAATCGCCCAGGTTGTTATGCATATGGTGAGTGATGCCGTGGCAAAGGGAATTAATCCATTAGAAGTTGAGTTTTTGCAAAATGTAGTAGGGGTTGTCACAAAAATTACATCAGTATTACCTGCAAGATTTGGGGCTCCTTTAGCGGCTGATATTATTGGTGAGATTCAAGCCGTAGTCACAAATGTTCATCAGTTTTTGACGTCTGGGGGTGCAATGATTGGCGCAGGTGGCGCTAGTCTTTTAGGCGGTCAAGGGATGCGTGTAATAGCAGAAAAAAGCGTTCAAAAAGCATCTCAAAAAGTCGAGCAAGTGTTAGAGCCATCTCCCAATCAACCTAGGTTTTTAGGGCAGATTGAAAATGCTGGCAAGGTTGCATCTAGTAAAGTAAGTAGATTAATTGAAAAAGCGCAAAACCTTGATACTTATTTGCCTACGTTGCCTGAGAGTCAACGTAAATTAATCGGAGAATATCTACCTAAAGCGGCTAATGTTGAACGGGCTAATCAGGGGGATTTTATCCCTCAGTCTGTACAATTACCGGGGCTAAAACAGCTTAAACCGGCTGAGTTTAAACAGCTAGATCCTGTCATGCAGTCTACTGTCAAAAGTGACTGGGAAGCACAATATAAAGCAGCTCAGAAATTAAAGTTTGAGTTCCTAGGTAAAATGCGGGGAAGCATTGAGCCAATGGAAAGAATGAAAGGTGATATTGGTTCTATTGCTAAGGCGTTTGGTGACTTAATTAAACGATTAGAAGAGCAGGGGAAAGGGTTTGGTTTTGATGTTAAAAAATACAAGATGGATGAGTCGGCATTTAAGGGCATAACGCTTGATGCTAATGCTGTAGAAATGCCTGATGTTTCTAAATTAAAACGGGATGCCGGTAGTGTTGGTAAGTCAATTCCTGATGGTGTAGGAAGTGGTGTTAATGCCAATAAAAATATCGTTTTTGAGTCTGTAGAATCGACAATGACTCAGTCTATTGATGTTGCCAAAAAAGCCATTGATAGTCATTCGCCATCTAAAAAGTTTATTAAGGTTGGAGAAGCCATCGGTCAAGGTTTAGAGATTGGGGCTAGTGAGTCATTGACACAGGCAGAAAAAAAGATAATGCAAAAACTAAGTGCGTTATCAAATAATGCCACTAAACTTTTTACTGCCAACGGTAGCGAATCTTTAAACCCAGATACATTAAAGGCTATTCGTAGAAGAGTAGTGTCAAGTTCTAACAATAAAATCGCAAACAATGAAAACTTGAAGTTACTTTCACTTGTCAGTAAAACTAATTACAGCAATTTAATCAGAATGCATCCCGGCGATGCAAATCATTCACTAGGTGATAAGGTTAACTTTGCCAATCCCAAGTCATTTACTGGTGACTTAGTGTCTGTATTGTCTGGTGTTGGATTAAATCAAGGGTCGGTCAATCTACAAAAAGGCGACAGCATTTATCGCATTAAAAATCCACGAAAAGGTTTTGACATTCCTTACAATGCTATTGGGTTAGCTGATGACCCTGATTATGATTACAAAAAAGAAAAAAAGTCGTTAGTGTCAGGAAACTATAAAGTTACTGGTGTTTCAAAGCAGACTATATTTGTTGATACAAAAAATAGTGTTGAAGCTTTAACTGTATCTATATATGAATTGGAAGAGGCAACAGATAGAGTGTTTACTAAACTTACTAAAAAAATGCAGTTAGTGAACTCTATTGATGTTAAACAAATTCAATCTCAGCCTAATCAGGCTATTGAGCAGAATTGGGATAAAACAGCTAATGCTGTACAGATTGACATGGTAGAAATGACGGAAACGGCGAAAAAACAAGCCTATCCGTTGCAAAAGAATTTGTCTGAGGGTTCACCTGGCCCGACCCATTGGATTCGAGAAAACTGGAAAAAAACAGCAAGCTTTGTCAATAAACAAATTGAGTCGATAACGGCGAATAGTGTCAAGCTATTTACTCAGTCTAAAAACGAGGCTGGCAGAATGGGATTTGATTATGAGAAATTCCCAATCCCAAAACTTCATTCAGTTGTTAACAATGATAATGAACAAACTCAATTATTATCGAGTCCGTTAGAAGCTCCAACTAATGCGACCGGGGAAAAACGGAAAAGACGGCTAGATTACAATATTAATTCCAAGCCTGTCAACGTACCTTTTTATGAAGTTGCCGGTCATAAACGCTCACGCACAAACAAAAAGGCAAGACAAGAGCTTTTACAAAAAATTGATAGTTCTGATTCAAAAGAAGAATTAGAATCTATCAAAAAAGAAGTTATCTTAACTATTAACTATTTAAAAGATATACGGTTAAAATTGTCAAAAAAAGCGAATGGAGTTGATACCGTCCAAATTAAAGCGATAGACAATGAAATTAAAAACCTTAACACTCGGTTTAATCGCCAATTTACCGCATTGGGTAATCATGCTGGTAATTTAGCCGTAGAAGGAACTGAGGAGTATTTCGATAACTTCTTTGGGACGCTTAAGTCATCTTTGATTAAGGGATTAAAACTTAAAGGTGAAGCAGCCAATGGGTTGATTGACCAGATTATGACGTTTGCCGTAGCCGGTGCTACTACGTTTGCTCCTGGTCTTGCCCCTGCGATCGCCGCCGCGCCTTTGGCTATGCCCTTGATCCCTGCGGCAATGGCTAGTCTGGGTATTGGTACGTTAATTGCGCCGATTGTGCAACGCATAGATCAGGCTTTAATGCAGCAAGAACCAATTAAACAACGCTTTACTACTCTCGAAGGAAACACAACGTTAGGAGGGGCAAAACAAAGCCAGGTAACAGGCATTGCTGAAAAGTATTCGATTCCTATTGAGCCAGCGGTACAAAACTTTAGCCAAATGGCGATCGCCGCTCGAAATACTAATCTGACCGGACAGGAAATGTTAGACCTATTTGAAGGTATTTCTGCCTCCATTCGAGCGTTAGGATTAAGCACTCAAGATGCTGATTTAATCTTCATGGCATATACTCAAATGCTAAGCAAAGGCAAAATCAGCATGGAAGAACTACGTCAACAATTGGGTGAGCGATTCCCTCCGGCGATGTCTGTATTTGCCAAGGCGTTAAATACTACAACGGCGGGATTAGATGAAATGGTAAGCCGTGGTGCTATTGGCACGGAAAAATGGGTCGGGGCTGTTAGTAAAGTCTTAAAAGAGGACTTTGGAACAGCGGCGCTGTCTATGGGGGACAACTATGCTAGTGCTACTACAAGAATTCAGAATCTCAACTTTAAGTTAAATAAGAATTTTGCTGATACTTACGGTGGATTATTTACTACTGTTAAATCAACTTGGGCTAATGTTTTAGGTTTAGTAAATAGCAATTTTAAAATTCTTAATACATTAGCTGTTTCGGGTTTAATTGCCGTTTGGGCGTCTATTGGGATTGGTGTTAGTTACATCATGAAAACCCCAGCGATCGCCAATATCGCTAAGGGGGGAAGTAACCTATTATTCTCTGTTTTCAAAAATACGCTAGGCACGTTAACTCCTTTTTTAATTGGAACAATTGCCGATGTTATGGATGATGTCCTAGGTGCTAAAAATAGTGTCATGGAAAACATGAGTAAAGGTGTCGGCAATATGTTTACGGCATTATTTACTGGCATTGACCGAGGGATGCGCGATGGTGGTATGGGGGCAATGTTTGATCCCTTTATTGAGCGAGGCAATCCATTTTCTGCTATTACGGATGGGCTAAAATCTTTCATTAAAACAATTCCCAGTGGTGTCATTGAAATGACTGCACTTGTTTTGATGTTTGAACAGGTGCGAGTATTAGGAAATATGTTTGTAATGCCAACTTTAAATAATTTGACAATGGCATTAGGACGATGGGGCAAAGCCGTTAAAGATGCCGTAATTAATGCAAGTACAATGAAACGGACAATAGACGACCTTTTTGGTGGCACGCTGATTTCATTGTCAGGGGTCACAAAAACAGACGTAATGAGTCGATTTGGTAGTGAATTTAGCGTATTACGAAAAGAGTTAGACTCATCGCTTGATACGTTAATGCAATATAAGCAAAAACGGGAATCAATCATTCGGAATTATCAGTCTGATTATTCACGGGCTACCGGCTCGACTATATCAAGAGAAAAGGCTATTGCTGACAATCAACAGGAATTAAGACAGCTCAAACAGGAATACCAAGCCCGTCGTGAATCCATGATGGGAGATGGTAATTTGAATCCTGAAAAAGATGCGTTAGTTCGTTATCAAGCTAAACGTGATGAGCTATTGAATCGTCGCACTAAACAGATGGCGGCGCAACGATTGGCAATGGGAACAGCGATGATTGCCGCTGAGGCTGCTTTGGCAATAGGAGTAATGGCATTTGCCCGTAGTGACTTTTCTAACAATATCGAAGCTGAATCTAACAAGGCACGTAACGCTTTAATTGGTTCTACCGATGCAATGAAGTCGGCTTTAAAATCATTGGGTGAGCAAGCTAAAGATACTAACTCAAAAATTAACTCAATCAAGTTGCCATCTAAGGGGTTAGAGTTAAGTTTTGAAACTATCTTTTTTGGACGCACTGAGAAATCATTTAAGTCTGATGACTTTATTCTGCAACAAAGAGAAAAATTTAAACAATTAATCACAGGATACGAACGTCTAAAAAAAATAGCCAAAGACACTAAAAACCCGTTAATGAATTTTTGGGCAGAGTTAAATCGTCCGGCTATAATGGAAAATACGAAAGACAGAATTGAAGCTTCTAAACGATTAGGTATTCAAGATTATTTTCCCCAGCAAGTTGGATTGCCGCCTACGATGGCAGAAAATCAATTGCTAGATACGTTGATTGGTTATGAGCAGGATTACAAAAACATTAAAGAAAGACTGCAAAAAGATAACACCCTTTTTGATGTTAATGATTTGTCAAAACCATTAAGCAATACTGGCTTAAATGCTGTTCAACAAATAAAAGATATTGACGCTAAACGTAATCAGTTGTCAGACCAACGGACTAATCTAGGACTAGAGAATACTGCTCAAGCTCGATTACAAATACAGTCTATTGACAAAGATTTAAACAATCTGTTAAAGACGCGAAAAGAACTAGCTAAGCCATTTATTGACCTTGATTCCTACTCTAAGGATTTAAGTCAATATGTAGAATCGGCAACGGCGGCAATTAAAAACTCTGGTTTACCATTGGCTGCTCAAGAAAGAGCTAATGCAGCGTTAGAACCTGTTAAACAGTTGGCTGATGACATTAAAAACTATTTTGCGGGTCAAGGCATTAGTGATATTGCTAAGCCGTTAGAAGATGCGTGGGATCGGGTATTAAATAAAATTTTAGATGTACAGTCCCAGTTAGACCGGCTAAAATCGCAAAATACAATCCAAACTAATATGACAAACACCCAAATTTATAAAGAGGGCGGTGGGTCAATGGTAGTTAATCGTAAAAGTCAGTTAGTGGCGTTAGAAAGCTACCGACGTGATTACGAAATAACAGCTAATGCACTGCGAGAAAACGACCTTGCATTACGCAAAGCCTTATCAATTTCTAACGTTGGTGATGTATCAGAAAAACGCGCCAAAATTGAAGAATTAAGAAAAACAGTAAGAGAACAATCTGTTGAATTGTCTGGACTGGCAAGTAGTATTGCTAAGGCTGAATATGACCTTAAAATGGACTTTACAATAGAGGACTATTTCAGGACTACCGCCCGCCAGGTCTATGATCTTAACCGGCAAATTGAACAGCAAGCTATCCAAGATCAACGCTCTATTGAAGATTTTGGGCTTCAGGTAGCAGAAACAAGTCGTCAATTACGCTTATCTAATCGCAACCTAATCGAGTCCTATCAAGACCTAGGCGCTGATTTTAACATTCAAATTGAAACAGTCCAAAAGTCTTTAGAAGATGCCAAAGGCAACATAGAATTATCCAAGCTCCGTACCCAAAACCTAAGCATTACCCCTGGCAATTCTAACAGCGCCGCCCGTCAATTAAATGCGATGGTGTTGCGATTTACTGAATCGTTATTTAGTAATCAAACCAATGAACGACAAATCAAGATCGATGTCTTAAATCTGGAAAAAGAACGGATTAGTCGATTACGTCAGGTACGCCAAATCGAAGAACAATACATTGAAAATGTACGGGAATATGACAGCCAAGTAAGGCAGTTAAATCGTTCTTATGTTGACTTGCAACGGGGCTTAACCGATTCGACTAATAATCTACGGCGGGCGTTTGAAGATTTATACCGGACGATTACTCGCAATGATAAATCTAGCCCTGAGTCTAAGACATTAACTAACGCCCTTGGTAGTAAGTTTAATTACAGTCCTAACACGGCGATTCCCCAAGCTAATAATTACGGTGCAAAGTCATCAATTATTTATAATCAGGCAACAAATCAGACGACAATTAATAATAACAATCCTAGTTTGTGGACTGATGAAATGGCATTGCCGACCCAGAGTTCTAAAGGGGAAGTTTATGTTGGTGACAATGGGCAAGTCGTTTATGAACCTGAATATGATACGGCTAAGCCGGTAAGAAGTTGGGAACAGGTTACACAACAATTGCAGCAATTCAACCCGTCTGATTACGCCCCTGGCGATCCCCGTATTTTTAACGGGGCAATGAACGCTAATCAAAATGGCGGCTATATTCTCGACCAGTACACTAATGCCTATGGTGGATTGGTTAATAAGGCTAGCAATCCGTACCAATCACAGCGAGTACAGCAACCTAAGCCACAACAAAACCAATGGCAACCGCAATCTAACCAGTCTCTTGAAATTCAATCGTTCGAGCCTTTGTTACGTTTGATTCGTAGTGGGGAAGGTGGCTATGGTTCCTTTAATCGCGGTCGAGCTGGTGATAGTAGCGGTCAAAACTTACAGTCATTGTTTAAAAAACCAATTGAGCAAATAACTGTTAATCAAATTATCGCCAAACAAAATGCCGGTCAATTATATGCGGTAGGAGCCTATCAGTTTATTCCTTCCACGTTAAAAAGTGCGGCAAAACGTACAGGATTAGAAAATGCACCATTTACGCCCGAAACCCAGCATTTATTGGCAATTGACTTAATCAAAAATAAACGTCCTCAACTTGGCAATTACATTTTATCTAGTGGTCGTAATGGGTCGTTAACTGAGGCGATCCAATCATCAGCACGGGAATGGGCTAGCATCGGCTTAGCATACCCAGAAGCGGGTCGGACTACCGGACAATCACGTTATGCCGGCACAGGTGGCAATCGTGCTTCTATCTCCCCTAACCGTGCTGGGGATGCCATCAATGAAACCATTCAGCGGCGGCGATCACTAGGACTGCAATCTAAGCTCAACTTTGGTATTCCTGAAGGGATTGAACTTGGACAGACTGCACAATTAGGGGGATTAATTGACAGTATTGGTAACACACTAGAGGGATTGATGGGCAATAAGCCAGAAACTCTTTTAGAGTTTGCACGTACCTTCACCCGTAACAATAAAGACTTTTTGCCAAAGGGCACAAACTTAGCTGATGTTGCGGTTAAATTAGCTAACAATTCCTATGGTGATGAACGGATTCAAAAGCAGTTTAATAATGCCGCTAAGGCTAATGGTTTTACTGTCCAAGCCGACACTGTAACCGTTCAATCTAATAAGCCAGTCAATCAAACCACGGCTAAGCCTAGCAATCCCCAAACAGCTAAACCAACCAAACCCGTCCCGGCTGTTACTGCCAAACCCCAGGCAATTGATTACCAACCGTTAACGGCTCAGCCATTTAATCTATCCACGGTCAAACAACAGTCATTTATGAATACTGTTAACCGGGAATTAAATCCTAGTCAGGTACAGTTACAAGGCTTTGATGCTGGTCAGGCATTGCCTAAGCCGGTACAAGTTAATACCGATCCGTTAATCCAACAGGCTAACCGGCTAACGGCATTAAATCAGCAATTAATTCAAATGCGGATGGCTGGGATTCAGCAAGACAGTATTGAGAAGTTTGCCCAACTAATTGATGATGTAACGGGATTTAGTATCCAACTGCAACGCACGGTTATTGAGACTGACCGTACAATCAATGACCAATCCCTATCTATTTTGCAGATGACCCGTAATGCCAAAGGGTTTTTAACCATCATGGAATCTGCGCGGCAATCTGGCATTGATACCTTCCAGAACTATACTCAACAAATACGGTCTATTGAAGATAAACAGCGTGAGATAGCTTTGTTTGTGGCAGAAAAGGAAACCCTCAAAGCTACTAAGCAATGGGCTATTTTGGAAGGTAAAAAGCTTAGATTAAACACTGATTTGTTACAGTCAGAATATGACAAGATTGGGGCATTGATTGACCAATACGATGCACAATCTGGCATCCTGGAAACCCAAAAACAACAGCTATTAGCGACCCGTGACATTGCCGCGGCTAATGCGTTTAATAATGCTTATCTTGAGAAGCAACTAAACTACCTAGATAAAGCGGCTAGTTTGATGGCTTCTATCAGTGGAGCACGTTACGATTTGGGCGGTACGTTGGTCAATGACGGGGCGATTATTCAAGCCAAAATGGCACTGGATACTGTTCAACAACGGGCGTTAGCTGAGGCTAAAACTTTGGGGTTAACGGGGCAAGCGCAAGCTGATTTTATCGCCCAATCGAAGGAATTAGCAGAGATTAATTATCAGAAGTCTTTCCGAGAAGCTATCCCCTTTATTCAAGAATTGGGAGCCAATCTTAAAGAGGCGATTTTCCAGACTAACAACTTTACCCAGGCATTTACTAAATTGCTTGATGTAATGGCAAGTCAGATATTTGACCAACTGGTACTCAAACCCGTCACGAACACCCTAAGCCAGTGGACAGCCGACATGTTTGGTTACAGTTCCCCCAATATGCCTACCCCGGAGAATGGCGGGGGCTTTGATGCCGGTTCGGTGTTTAAAACTGCTACTCAGTTAGGGACTGCTACCCTGACTACGGATCAACAAAATCCCATTGTTCCCTTTACTGAATCACTGAATAACGCCACTGACATTATCCCCACGATGACCGAACAAATGGGAGTGGGGTTAACGGCTGCTACCGGAGCGTTAACAGGCTTCACCAATACCAGTATCAGTATGGAGCAATCGGCGTTATTACAATTTGTGAACGCTCTCCAGATTGCAACTCAATCGCTTTATCAGTTTGCGATGCAAGCGGGTGGTGGTGGATTATTTGGGACGATTGCCGATGGGTTAACCGGTCTGTTTACAGGTGGGTTTGGAGCGGCTAACGCAGCTAGCGCTTTCATCCCCACTTCAGGTTATACCGGCGATACCGTACAGTTACCGGCATTTGCTATGGGGACTGATGAAGTTGACATCTTGAATTTTGCTGAAGGGATTGACAACGTTGATATTTTGAATTTTGCTAACGGCATAGACGCGGTGATGGCCAAGGAAAAAGCCCAAACGGGGCAACAGCCAATGTTAGCCGTAGTCAATCAGGGGGAAGCTATCCTGTCCACGCTCAATGGCGACGCTCAAAAGTTTCGGGCTTTGAAACGGACGGGGGTATGGGACAACATTCCTAGTTTTGCTAATGGCACTGACCGACTCTATAACGATAGTCGCAACTATCGCGGTAATTGGGGCATGGAGACAATGCTGCCTAGTCCCCAGACCCGTCAAGCTATTTCTAATCAACGCAATCAGGTAGTCAATAACTTTACCCAGTCTTATACCGTGGTCACGCCTAATGCTGATAGTTTCCGACGTTCCCAGTCTCAGATTCAGGATGAGGGGGCACGGGTTTATCGGCGTAAAATGAGATAAAAAAATCCCCCTAAATGGGGGCTTAAAATAACAATATGATTGATTTTCGTGAGTTGGTAACAGGGGGGCTGTCCCCCTTTTTGTTTAGCGTCCAATTGGAACAATCCATTTAAGGTTTTTTTGCTGGCAATAATCAATAATTTTTTTACGGGAATCACCTGTAAAATAAGTTAATCCGCGCACTCCAATCGAATACCAGCTTAAATCGTCTACTTCATCGTCTTGATTCATTTTGATGGCTTTTACAATGTCGCCGTCAACAAATGCGGCAATCAAAACTCCGTCGTCTAAAAAATCAAGCAGACGGTCATAATCTTGGGATAAAGAATAAAGATTGTTCATTTTGTCCTCTGAATTTAGTGATCGTGATCGTTGCTATTTGTAACTGTAAACTGTCCCTTTTAACGCTGGCTTGTAGTCCCGACTCATGGCGTTTAATAAATCTACCAGGGCATAAAATTGTGTCATCAAGGACTGTTTAAAGCTGTCCTTGATAACCGTGGGAATTGAATGGCTCATCAGTTCAACGTAACGGCGATCGCCAAGCACACAGACCAATGTGTAAACGTAGTGGGTATCAGTTTCGAGGTAGTGAATACGGAACTTTTTAGGTTCGTTGTACTTTTCGGCATAGGATTTGGCTAACTCATCCCGTAACCATTGAATTTCACGATTTAACATATCTCGTGAGGGTAACTCATCAGAGTAGCCAGCGTTAAAAGCTTTCTCTACTTCGATGAAATACTGTCGGATTTCACGTCCTTTGGTGGTTTGTGCCATTAAACAAAAATGTTTAAAAGCGTCACATGATAATACTATACGGTCACTCAAACGCCCTTCTGACGTCCATTCCCCCGATTGGGGGAGTAGATCATCATTTGGGTTAATCATGTAATCTTCCCCTTTAATTAAGAAAGATGACTGATTAGTTAGCCGACGTTTTGCATGGTCTTTCCGGCTGTACCCTGCCATAACCCAGGCAACATCGAAGTCTACCGAGAATTGTTCACCGTCTAATTCGGCTTGGAGCCATTTTTTGACTTGAGTTTGTTCTGTGATTGTCAACATGGTGTTAAGGGGCGCGATGCCCCGGTAATGGTTTGCTAGGCGTAAATTTGAAAACAGTCGGCATATTTGTCGAAAAACTTAATCCCGTTGTTAGATAGATAAGCCTTTAAGCTCTCCATATTTTCAGCAAAACGAGGCTTCTCGTATGGTTGGGGATAAATTTTCCAGTAGGTTTCCTTTTTGCATTTGTAGGCTTTTGGGTCAAGACCGGCTGATTTTAAGATGCGATTCAGTTCAACTTTAGTCATGGTAGTAAGGGGCATTACGCCCCCGGTAATGGTTTAAATTAATTTGCTTAGCTGCCAGGGCGACTAAAACCAGTCATCGTCACAAGGGGCAGGCTGGTTTAATACCGCAACATTGACCCCATTGCGACGGGCTAATGCGGTCAGAAATCCCTCCCACCATTCGGGAGATTTATCGGCAAATACACCATAGGGCGCGGTCATCGCCTCCCATTCGCCGTTAATGCGTTCATTTTCTAGATGCTCGGTGTAGCGGTAGGCGGTCTCTTGGATAGACTCGGACTCTGGCAGATACTGATCGATTTGGCTTAACATAGTCGTAGACCTTTTTTGTAATTGGTTTTTCAGGGCGATCGCGTTCTTCCTACGGGCGGCGGTCGCTTTGTCGTATCCGCACTTTAGTTAACTTTTGGCTTGCGGTGTGCTGTCCGTTTCCATACTTTTCATTAAACACCCATAACCTAAGTTTGTCAAGCGCAACTTTATAAGTTTCCTTTTTAACGCCTTGAGTTATAATAGAGGCGATAAGTTTAGTAAGATTGAGGTGTTCCATCATGCCAGTGACAATGGAAGTAGTTAAGACTGTGCGGGTGCAAGTCCCGGCGTTGAACGAAAGAATCAAGCAAGCTAGGCTAAACGATGATCGAACCATCACGCAGATTTGTGGCTTGGCTGGGATGACTACTGCTAATTGGTATCGAATTGAATCGGGAAAGCAATCAATACCGCTTGAAACACTTCAAAAAATTGAGTCTGTGCTAGGCGTTGACTTTGGCGTGACGTTTGATTAAGCGGCGTGTGGCGTGTGGTGTTTTTTTGTGCCTGCGTTTATCAAATGTTTGAGTCTAGGGCAAGCAATTAAGATAGAGTAGTGCCCCCAGTCTCACCTGGAGGACTTTAGTTAACCCCTAAACTACATAGGAGAAAACCTGATGAGTATTGTAAGTTACGAACGTTTTGACAAAGATGGGATTGAATTGGTCATCAATACCCAAACCGGCGAAAGCTTTGCGACTCAAGCAGGCTATTCCCGAATGAGTGGTGTCCCAAAAACCACCATATCGTCACGGATGGGAGGGGTACGGAAAGACAACTTTAAATCGGCTGAAATCCAGACAGGGCAAGGGATTCAAGGAGTACGGCTCATCGACGAAAATACAATGGCTGATTGGCTAGAAAAAGACAATCCGTCACTGCTAAAAAAGTTTTCTAAACTAGGAATTCGTGCTTCGTTGCACAAACTAGCAGGGTTTGAAGTCCAGTCAACGGCGATCGCCAATATCCCGAAATCCTACGGGGAAGCATTGTTAGAAGCGGGGCGATTGCAGTTAGAACTTGAGAAGGCACAGGCTGAAAAGGAACTGCTAGAGCAAGAAAATGAACTGTTGTCAGAAGCTGTTGATGAGTTGTTCGATTACAGTTCCATTGTCCGTATCGCCAAGTTTAATGATGTCTCTGAAACAAAGTTTAAATGGCGCAAGCTAAAAGCAATGAGTCTGTTTCTCAAAAAGGAAATTAAGCGAGTTCCCTGCCCTCGTTTTGAGTGGAAGAACTTGTATTCTCATGACGTATGGCGATTGTGCTACCCAGACGCTAATCTACCGGAAACTACAACGCTGGTAATTAAGCATTAGTCCATAACCAGTCCCCCACTACGGGGACTTTTTAATATTTGCCAAACCTTGCATTGTATTAGCGAGTTGAAGCCATTGCGATATTTCTGGTACAACATCTTCTACTGTAGACTGATAGACATTGTTAGCATCGTCTACCTTTGCGATGAGTTTTTCCTTTAGTCGATAGTGGTGCTTAATACGTTTCATAGCATCATTTTAATCGTTATCTTTTCGGTCTTTAACAATATGGTTAAAAGCCGCTAGCGCCGCCCCAGTTAATTGTTGACCTAAATTGTTTAGGTCGCCATTACTGACCCCAACACAGATAGTTCCTAAGACTAGTAAATATGCCCAGTCTTCAATCTTGGGGAACTGAAAATGCCACGGTCGTCTTAATTCGTGTTCTTCGTAGTCAGGAGGTGGTACAGCCATAATAACCAGTTGCGTAAAATGATTAACTATGTTTAAAATGTTTGTAATTTAGCTAAGCAAACATCATGCAAAACAGACTCATTGCTATTATTCTAGGCGCGTCAATTCTACTGCCCCACGCCCCGATCAACGCCCAAACTGCTACCTACTACCATCCCAGTTTATCGGGGCGCAAAATGGCAAATGGGGCGCGTTACAACCCTAATGCGATGACCGCTGCGAGTAACCGTTACCGACTAGGGCAACGGGTCAAGGTGACTAACCGGCGTACTGGCAAATCTGTTATCGTAACCATCACCGACCGGTGCGGTAACTGTTCAATAGACCTGTCCAAAGCCGCGTTTAAACGCATCGCTAAGCCATCCCAGGGGCGTGTCAGTGTAAAAGTGTCTAAGCTCTAAAATCACGCATTAAACCCAGATACAAACGCCGCTTGCCAGTCAAGCTCATCCGCTGCCACCTCAGTCCACCGACGGGGTGGTATTTGTTTTCCACTGGGCAGCGTAGCGCCTTCGTGGACAATGATTGGGGGCGTTTCACCCATACCATCCCACTGGTAGGTAGTCCGCATCCCCTCGCGGATCATCGATTGGGAATTTTTGAGATTAGCTAAATCGACAATATTGCGAAAACTCCCCTCAATTACCTCCCCATTTTGCCGATAGGTGGTACCAAACCCGTATGTCCATTGACGGGGCTCTGAAATAACCGTGGTCATTGCAGACTGGTAGGCGTTGTTAACCGCGTCTACGCCTGCAAGCAATTTTTGTTTCAAACGGTAGTGGTGTTTGATTCGTCTCATAATGCCATTTTAAGCAACTCTTTAGCCCTATCTAACGTGTGGCTATATCCATAGCAACCAGTGTCGATATAAAGCGCACTAAACAAAGCTCTACGGTTATTCGATCTGGTAAGGGCATGACGTTCATGAGCATAAAATGCAACCACATCACCACGGCTTAATTCCAAAGAGCCGTAATTTTCAACGTGCAACGCGTGCTTATTGCTGTCTAGGACGATGAGAGTAGTGGTTTGCAGATCAGAATCAACGTGATAATCAACATCCCAACACCATAAAACCCCGATCTGATCTGATATATCTCTGTTATTTACGTCATTCCTGGGCAGCGACCTAATTGGATTTAAACGTTGCTGATTTGCCAAATGTCGCCCCGTTAAATATGCCGGTAGTCGAATCCTTCCTAGTCGCTTAAGCATCACCGCCCTCAATCAACACACAACATATCTTAGTCACCGAATCGGAGTGTTTCACCCCTTATAGATTCCTTAAGAGGGTGAAACACCTTGAAACCTAGGCAGGGCAAGGGTTTTAAAGTTTTAGGGTTTTTGAGGTTTCGGGTGTGTTGACAGTAAGGCGGTTGGTTGTGTAGAATGAGGGAAATTGAGCAAACATTTGAGGTAAGTTTTATGACCATAATGGCTACTGTCAAATTCAAGTCCCAGATTCCAATCAAGCAAGTTTTTCGCGCCGCCCAAGAAGCGGTGGCGACGCCGGATATTGAAAACGTGGAATGGGAGGCGACTAAAATCGACACATTCATTCAGTTCAGAAACCCCGTTTGTACGGGCGCTAAAGCGCTAACATGGGTTAATCGTCTTGAAAAAGAATATTACTCCGCCTACTTTGACATTCCGTCTTTCTCAGATACGGATTTAAGTGAAATTGCAAAAGACTTTGTTAATCGTTTAGGTATCACTGAATTTTTGTTCAACTACGATACGGATGACGAATGGCATCTAAACAAAATCGTATAGTCCTAAACCCAGTTTTTAAGATAACCCTGTAGGCTAACTATAGGGTTTTGTTGTGGATAAGGGTATTGAGTTAATCAAAAAATGGGAGGGCTTGCGACTAAATGCGTACCTATGTCCCGCCAAGGTTTATACAGTGGGATACGGTTCGACTCGCATTAATGGCAGGGCGGTTAAGCGGGGCGACAAATTAGCCAATGAAGTGGAAGCCGATAAGTTATTGAGGCAACAAATTAAAGACGACTTTTTGCCAGAGTTGCAGAAAATCCCCATATGGCGATCGCTGAATCGCAATCAACAGGGGGCGCTATTGTCCTTTGCGTGGAATCTGGGCGCGGGCTTTTATGGCGCTAAGGGGTTTGAGACGATTACCCGGGCGTTACAAAGCGATTTAGCGGGTGTACCAACGGCAATGATGCTGTATGTCAAGGGAGGTGGTAAAACACTGTCAGGACTGGTTAACCGCCGTACAGAAGAAGGGAAATTGTGGTTAGAGCCAATTGAGTCTGCAAACCCTGTTGCACCTAGCCAAATTGACCTGATTAACTACCCTGCCAAAGCCAGTGTAGGTGAGCCTGTAACTGTCATCGGGAAATACTACGGTGATCCTAATGCCTTGTTAACTGTGATGGCAGATAGTCGTTTTGAATTACCCGATTGTCAAGTACAGGATGGGCTAATAGATTATGACCTTGTGTTGAATACCCCTGGCGATCGCCAAATTACTTTCAGTAGTGGAGATGATAGCCAATCGTTTAATATTGAGGTTTTTGCTACTGTTAAGCCTGAGCCGGTAAAAGCAGATATTAAATTATCGGGTAGCGTTGGCAATGGGGGCAAAAACAATAAAGATGATGTCATCCAAGTGCAAACCAAGTTAAAAGAATTAGGTTATCCCATTGGTGATGTTGACGGAAAAGTAGGCGCTAAAACCATTCAAATAATTCGATTATTCCAGTCGATTATCAATGGGCAAACAACGGTTAACAGTGATGGTCGGGTAGATGTTAATGCTAAAACCCATCAGTGGTTAAATGCAGATAATGCCCCACGCTGGCAAATTATGCCTAACACAAATAAAGCAATCAGTTATCGCAATCAAGAGTTAGAAGAAACTCATGACCATCATGACTACGGTACTAATTGGATGGCGGGCGCTATTCTGTGGATTGCTAAACATTACCATGACAATTATCGCAGCAAAAAACCTAACGCCGCGCTGTTTTCTATTAATGACATTAGCCTTCCCCACGGCGGCAATACGCCCGACCATGCTGGGCATGAAACAGGTATGTCATGCGATGTATTTTTGCCCCGTAAAGATGGCGGTAATGGGGGTATTGACTATCTAAGCAGTAATTACGATAGAGTAACCGCTGAGGCAATGTTGCGATCTATCAATGCCTGTCCTACGGTTAAAAAATCAAGCATTTATTTTAACGACCCTCATCTAATTCAAAAAGAATTATGTCGGTCAGTTCGAGGTCATCACCATCACTTCCATTTTGAAATTAACGTCCCTCCTATTAATTTATGAGTCCCTTACATATTTCAAGCCCAGACTATGCATTGGTTTATATGACTGATTGTACATTGGCGACCATTGAATCACTTGCAATGAAAAAAACTCGTCCGGTCAATGAGTATAAGCGACAAATTAGCATTGCTCAAAAAGGAATTGATTGGATAAAGAATTTTAATATTTGCGTAGATTCCGAAGTAAGAATAAAGCCTATTATTGAAGAATTTAATTCTGATGTAGCTAAATGGGCTAAACAATACGAGGTAAGTTGAATCAAGATTAACAATTAGATAATTTATTTGCTTTTATTGTCATGCAATCAACACCTATTTTTAATCCATCTGGTAACGATGCTATTGAGTCTCGGACTGTGTGGTTTGGGGAAACAACAAATCTTATGCAACTTAATGATGTCCGGTATCAATGGGCAGTTAGTTTATATCAACAAATGCGTGAGAATTTCTGGATCCCGCAACGGATTGATCTGACTGCTGATGTTACCGATTATAACAATTTAACCGATAGTGAAAGTCGGGCTTTTGATGGTATTTTATCCTATTTAACCTTCCTAGATTCTGTGCAAACTTGCAACATTCCCCATTTAAAACTACCAGTTACTGCCCCCGAAATTAGTCTGTGCATGGCAGAACAAATTAGCCAAGAAGGAATGCATAACCAGAGCTATCAATACATGATTGAAACTATTATCCCAACAGAAAAACGAGATAAAGTTTATGACTTTTGGCGGGAAGATAAGGTGCTTTTAGAGCGATGCCAGTATATTGCAGGCTTATATCAAAAGTATGTGGATGACCCTAGTGATGAAAACTATTTTATTGCATTGCTGGCAGATTACGTGTTGGAGGGGCTTTATTTTTACACTGGATTTAATTACTTTTATAATTTAGCTAGTCGTCAATTAATGGCGGGTAGTGCCGATATTTTTCGCATGATTAATCGCGATGAGTTAAGCCACGTTCGGTTATATCAAAAGATTTTACCAGAGGCGATCGTCACGTTCAAGCCATCCCTTGACCAGATTTATGAAATTTTTGCTGAGGCGGCTAAGCAAGAAATCAATTGGACTAACCATATTATTGGTAATGACATTTTAGGCATCAAAGAAGATTCAACTGAAAAGTACGTTAAGTTTCTTGCTAATAAACGACTAAAAGCAATTGGCTTAGATGAAATTTTCCCAGGCTTTAATCAGTCACCCTATGGACACCTAGAAAACTTTGCGGATACCGGTAAACAAGCTCATACTAAAGCCAATTTCTTTGAGGCTACTGTTACTAGCTATGTTATGTCGTCAGGTGTTAGCGGCTGGGACGATTTTTAAGATAGTAGTAGGGTCGTCTAGGTTTAGGTATGGCACGGCAAAAGGTTGATTTAATTGACGATTTGGCGATTATCCGGGGGGCAACGTTTGACCTCTGGAAGCCTGAATTGTCGGGGGATTGGACGCTGTGGACTCCAAAGTCTGAGATCCGCACAAATTACTTAGTTGCTGAGGGTGAACTTCTGGCGACTTTTGACCATTCCGCCGCTACCTATGACGCTGAAGCCGATTTAACAACGTTTCACCCATACCTAACGCCAGCTAAAACCCTGCTTTTGCCGGTAACAGAATATCAAGGGGGAACTAAAACGCCTAGCCTTAAAAATTGCTATGTGTGGGACTGGCAAATTGCCTTGGATGGCGTGGTTTATTCCTTGGCAGTGGGATTCGTTCAGGTAATGCCAGAGGTGACAGAAAATGATTGACATTTCCCCTACCTATACCCGTCTGAATTTTGCCCCCACTAAAACGGCGATCGCTATTAATCAATTTACGACGACGGTACTTTTACCCAATTCGGTAACGCTGATTTTTGATGATTTAAACTTGCCCCAATTTGCCACCGATGCTGATGCAATTGAAGCCTTAGCAGGGCGTCAAGCCTATCAATTGATAGCCAGTCGGGAAGTCAAGGTTACACCGGCTAAAACAAACATGGTACTTAATTTGTCTAAAGTTCTTAGTTGGTTGCGGAGGGTATTTTAGTGGCTAATTTACAGGCTATAGGCGCTGATGGCGTAACAATTATCTATCTGTTGGCAGAGGGGACGGGAACGGATTTAGAGCCCTATATCAGCAAGTTTAAGCTGGTTGACCATGAGCTATTGGCCACCGAATCGACACTAGCGGCGTTGAAAGATAAACTCCCTCAGTTGGTTTTAAGCGGCGATCGCCTACTAACTTCGATTGATCCGGCTGTTACCTACTCCACCGAGTTGAATGAGGCGACCTTGGCGGCGATCGTTGATGCCATGCCAGAGTTTGTGTTTGATGGCGATCGTCTACTGGTTAAAACCGAATTAAGTCAACCTTTAACATTGATGGAGTTAGAAAGTGCGACGGTTTTAACGGCTATTCAGGCGATATTAGATAAGCTTACATTTCTGGAAGACAGATTAAAGGTCAAAACAGAATTAAATCAGCCCCTAACCCTCACAGAATTGCAAGCGTTAACTGTTAAAACAGAAGATCAAAACTTAGTCGCTTTTGGTGATTTATTTGCCTGGGATGGTGATAGGTTAAAAGTCAAAACAGAGCTAAGCCAGCCATTAACATTGGCACAATTACAGGGACTAATTGTTAAAACTCAAGAACAAGTCCCACTTGATATATCTGCCCTCGCAACTAAAGCAAATCAAGACACAAATAATTCACAGATTGGGGCAAGAGACGAGGCTCCCCCCGCAACAGATACGGCATTGTCAGGATTAAATGGGCGATTGCAACGATTAGCTCAGCGACTAACAACTGTAACTGGCTTGATTGGCGAAGTTCAATTGACTCCGACGGCTTACACAATCCTAGGCAGATTTAAAGCACTTGCCGACTTGCTTGATAATCGATTAGATTTTTCTGGTTTGTCAACTACAACCAACCAAGTATTAACTAATACACGCATCGGCGACTTAACAGAGCCGCCCCCGTCCTCAGATACGGCATCGTCCGGGTTAAATGGACGACTGCAAAGAATCGCCCAAAGAATCACATCATTAATCGCTTTATTTCCGTCTTCATTAGGTGCTAAAACTGCGGCTAATTCTTTAGCTGTAACGCTTGCAAGTGATGGCGTTGCCAGTGGAATTGCTAATCAGATTGGTGAGGTTCAAACAAATCCAACGCAATTTACTCTATTAGATAGACTAAAAGCTATTGTTGCAGCGCTAAGCAACGTAACGTTAGCCTCGGAAGCGGGGTTTTTATGCTATAGAAACACTGCGCTATCATCCACGCCACAATCAATCAAAAGTAGTGCGGGTGGTGTAATGGGCTGGAATTTCATCAATATAAATACCGTTCCAGTCTATGTCAAATTTTTTAACATTACCGCTGGTTCTGTTGTGGTTGGAACTTCCCCTATTACCCTAACAATTCTTGTCCCCCCTAGTGATGGCATAACGCCAGGACTGTTTTTATTAGAGCCTGGATTAGTGCCGTTTGAAGTGTTTTCTACGGCTATTTCTATTGCTTGCGTGACTGGTTTAGCTGACAATTCAACCACCGCCCCTACCACCCCTATTCATATCAGCGTGAGGTACAAATAATGAGTACAATCATCAAGCCGTCGGTAATCGTTGACGGCGGCATTATTGGAGGTGTCGCTAATTTTGTTAGGGTAACTAAGCCTACTACAAGACTTGGCGGCGAGTCTTTAGTTATTGGTGACACGTGGTACAACCCAAGCAGTGGTTACAGTTGGTTTTGGAATGGGACTTATTGGTTGACAAATCAATTTTACGAAATGGAGTGGAGCAGCGGAACCACCGCGCAAAACTACACGTTAACAAACGGAACGCTTTTCTCCCCTGTTGGAGTAGTTGGTAAAGGATTGCCATTTGGGTTTAACAATAATATTTATGTGGAAGCGTGGACTGTTAGGGGATATGGCAGTGGGAGCACTACCACATTAGATAGTAACAATAAGTTTGATTTACACGTTGGGATAGTTACCTTAAATACGGGAGCTTATATTGTCACAGTAGATACTACAGCAAAACTAATTACTACAAATCCATTTGGCAGACAATTACGTTATCCAGTGAATTCGGTAGTCAACACAGGGGTTAATACTTCGACTGGTGCATTTTTGTACGTTAACAATGTAGTGGGTTCTCCAATTTTGAATGCAGCACGATTAAGTTGGACTTATACTTTAAGAGGGATCGCACCATGATTATTTTATTGCATTCATACAACACAAAAACTCTTGTTGTAGTAATAAATGGTGTGCCTGATTTGTCGGCATATAGTGAACCTACGCTGTCAATTTTGCAGGCGGCTTATGATGCGGGGCATTATGAAATTATGCCTGAGCCCGATCCGCTTATTCAAGCGCCATCGGCTGATTGGAACGGCTTTTACGATCAATTGCGATTGTCACAAACTTACCGATTTTTGTATAGCAATTCTATTACTCATCCTGGTATAGCGTGGGCAATGGCAGCCGTGGGGTTAACCATTGAACGCGGAAAAGATGACCCGACAAATTTTGATAAATTAGCAGCTTTGCAAATGGCTGTAAGCGGTCTTTTGTTAGCAGCTCGTGAAGTTGGGTTAATTTTAACGGATGAAATGCTAACAGAAATTCAAGATACATTGACTAACAATGGGTTTCAATCTGTTCTATTGTGATGTTGTTTCTGTAATTCGAGGCTAAACATAATGGCTGAAAACATTGATCTACGTTACCAATGGAACTATCACAACGACATTCCACTTGCTTTGAAACCTATTCCAGGTGAGTATGAGCGGATGCTTAGATATGGATGGGATAAAAACGGACACCCACCTAAAAACACCAAAGCGAAATGATTTTAGTTATTTTGTCAGCACATATCTGTTATGGGGCAGACATTAAGATAGGAATGTAGGTTACTTTGTTTTGAGGATTTTATGAGCATGTTAGAACGTTGGCGCAATCAAATGATTCAAGGATTGAATCAGGCTAAGAAAAACACTCCTAAAGGGGTAGACCTGACGGCTGAATTTGCAAGTTTAGAGGCGGCAATTAACGCCCTGAATTTAGACGCCGAAGAGTACAATGATGAAGATTTACCCGTTATTAATCAGATTCAATACCGCCTACGGTTTATCGACATTGCGGCAAATATTGCCGGGATTCCCGGTAGTTTTGCTAAAGGGTTAAATCTGATTTACACTCGCACGGCTAATATGGTTTCTAAGATTGCCGCTGATGCCGAATTGTTAGAAATCTCTGTGATTTTTGAGTCAATTTGTCGCAAAGCAATTGAAGCCGTTGGCCCACAAGATCCGACTCAGTTTTACTGGCAATACTACCAAGAAGTTAAAGACAAACCCAATCAGTTTGATTAAAATAAAAAGGTAAACCTTTCTAGGACGAAGAAAGAGTTACAGTAGCTGATTGGAGGCGGGGTTATTGACCTCGCTTTTTGTTTAATATAGTCTAGCAAACTATCTATATTGCTATGATTAAACTACCCCGTCGTGAGGCTAAGTACAGTTACAAAAAAGGGGCAAGATATCACGTCACTCCTATTGGTGAGTTACCAGGAGTGACAACAGTTTTAAACGCTACTAGCGACTATGATTTTAAGCAATGGCGAGAAGATAATCCTGAAGAATCTAAACGATGTCTAGACCGTGGTTTAAAATTACACGATGACGTTGAATCCTATTTTTTAAACAACACAAAAGCCAAACAATCGGAGTTATTTGATAAGCTTTTGAATACGGTTTTGAAACACATTCAGCCTATTGTGTGGGAACATCAAGTGTATTCTGAATTGGGTTTTAGTGGTAGTCTCGATTGTCTTGCCTATCATGGCGATCGCCTAATATTATTTGATTGGAAATCTGCTAAAAAAACTAAGTCCCCTAGTCAAGTTAAAAACTACCTATTGCAAGTTGCTGCCTATAGTTATGCGTTAAAAGAATTAGATTGTGTTAATGTAAATCAAGCATCGGTGGTTATAATCCCAGAAAATGGGGACTGTCAGTTATTTAATCTAAAAGCACCGTCAATCATCGATGCTTATTTTGATGAGTTCTTAAAGCGATTACAATGGTTTCAAAATATCAACAAAGAATCTTAATCGAAGCTAGAAAATGGCTTAATACTCCATGGCAACATAATCAAAAATTAATAGGTCATGGGGTGGATTGTGTCCGGTTTATTGAAGCGGTATTTAAAGATAGTTTGGGTTTTGAGTTTGGCGATATTAACTGTTATGCTAAGATGCCAGAAGGGGATGAGATTTTAATATTTTTGCAGTCGATTCAATACTTAAAACAAATCCCCCTAACTGAGATTAGCGCGGGGGACTTATTGTTATTTAGTTTTGGGAAAATACCCTACCATCTAGGCATTAGTAACGGGACTGGTTTCATCCATGCCGATAGTCATCATGGCGTTACCGAACTGGATAGCATGGGGCGCTGGCAACGGCGATTAGTCGATGCTTTCAGAATTGATATCAACAAATGACAATTTCTCCTCACTGTCAAATGTCATCTTTTTAGGCTTTTGAGGGTCTGAAATATCAATGATATCAAGATATCCAGATTGAACCATAAAAACATCATCGTCTGCAAAACAGTCTGAAGCCGTGATACTAATATCTTCAAAAATAAACAAATAACTAGCTATTGCTTAAATGCTCCAAAATTAATTGATTGACTAACGCTGACTGACTAACATCTTTAACTTTTGACGATGCCACTAATAATTTAATCGCTTTCCGAGTTAAGCTAAAACTTTTGTTAGTGGTTAAATCGTCAGGATTTACTCGATTGTCTAAATGCTTGCGGCAAATCCTACAAGTCACCTTGTCAGACAGCGTTGTGAACGTTGGGGACTTTGATTGCTTAGCAGGCGGGCATAAATCAACTAACGCATGATAATGCAGTGTTTTAATCGGCTTTAGTTTATCCCCACCGCCAAATCCCTTATGACACTCTTTACAGCGATACCGTTGTCTAAAGTAACGATCATAGCCTTTTTTGAGTGTGTTAGGACTTCCACAGTGGGGACAATTCATGTTAGTCGGGCTTCAACTTTTTTAACAACTTTTGTTTCCGCCGCCATAGCCGTTGATGTTCGGCATTAGACAACGGTCTATCCATGTATTTTAATTTCCCCTTACCCGCCCTGGCATGAGGTTTTTTATTGGGTGTCCAAGTTTTCTTGCACTCGTTACAGCGGTACTGAGTATTGCCGCTGTCAAGATGTCGGTGAACGGAAACCCGGTTAGACCCGCACGACTCGCAAGGCGGATTGTCAGGATTTGGCGGTCTTGGCATTACACTATCCCTCTATTTTGTTAGTTTGCGATCGCCATTATAACATACCCAACTATTTTACCTTGACCCCACGACATCGCTTGACGATAAAATGGTTGAGTGTGTACAATGTGGGCACTAAGCAAGCACAATTAATTTGATATGAACAGAACTACTTATGTTTTAGATGCGGCTGAACGCATGATTGACGCTCAAACTAAAGATGAGTTGCAGTCTATCCGTTCTGAGTTTGCCGAGGATATTGTTAACGATGCCTATGATTTGTTAGGCAATCGGGTTAAAGCTAATATCCACAAAATTATGCAGGGGGACAAACACCAATAAGTTGTAATCGTTCTTTAATTCGTTCAAAACCCGTGATGACATCCTTGTTAGTCTCAGACCGTAGGATGTCATTTTTTGTTAGATGGATGATTGGAAACTTGCCTTCAAATTCATTACAAACCAACTCAAAAGCATCAAATTCCCGGTCTAAAATATCCCGTTGCCCTTTAAAATCCCCAGCCAGTACTAATTTAGAACATTCAGTGCGACGGGTCATGATAGTCTCTAGCGCTGTTAAATCACAGTTTTGCGCCTCATCACAGAATAGGCAAGACCGTAACGGTGATCGCCCCCGCAACGATTCAATATCAGAACATTCAACTTTAGTTTTGATGAATTCGTCAACTGCATAGGGACTTAGAATCGCCTCCAGGTTATCCAAAATCGGCGCAAGTAGTTTGTGTAGCTTCTCACTCTTATCGCCCGGTAAAGAGCCCAATTCTGGCTCATGGGGGCGTTGAATACGCTGACGGATATACACAATTTTGTCATAAGTGCCATCGTCGATTAGCTGTATCAGGGTCTGCAAGCTCAGAAACGTTTTGAGACTACCGGCGGGCCCATTGATTATCGTGATCGGACTATTGCGGATATGGTGGATTAACCGATGGTGATTAGGGGTTAGAGGCTTGAAAGTTTTGCGGTTGGGGACTAGTGGCACTACGTTGTCAAAAAAATAGGACGACTCAACGTCATCCCAGCTAGCAGTATCAACTCGACGTTGGCGTTGGCGTCCCATAAGTTATTCCCGTAAGAGTCCTATATCACCATCCTAAATCCCACTGTTTCACCCCCTATAATATCCTTAAGAGGGTGAAACACCTTGTAATCTAGACAGGGTAAGGCTTTCAGAGTTTTAGGGATTCTGGCTAAAATGGCGTTTTGACAGTAAGGCAGTTGATTGTGTAGAATGGAAGAAATCGAGCAAACATTTGAGGTAGGTATGAAAGAAAAACCAATTTTATTTAGCGGCGAGATGGTGCGCGCCATCCTTGACGGGCGTAAAACACAGTCACGGCGGGTTGTTAAGCCACAGCCGGATATGGTTAGCAAAAAAGGTGAGTCGGTTGTTTTTAAAACAATTGAGCGAATCAATCCAGAAACACGGGATTTTGAAACACTAACCCATGTGCCAGGTGAACCTCACAAGAAATATTGCCGACAAATTAAATGCCCATTTGGAGAAGTTGATGATCGATTATGGGTGCGGGAAACATTTGCTATCTTATCGGATGGCAATATTAAGTATAAAACCGAAACTTTCTATCCTGAAGCTAACGTTTATATTGCTGGCATTGATGGACGGACGGGAAAACCCGTTAAATGGAAACCTTCAATCCACATGCCCCGCGCAGCATCTCGCATAACTTTAGAGATTACTGATGTATGGGTTGAACGGTTGAATGATATTAGTGAAAAGGATGCGATGGCCGAAGGGCTGGAAAGTTTTTGCCCAGGATTAGACTACCCCCGACATGAATTGCGTACTGCTTTTCAAAATCTATGGGACAGTGACAACAAAAAACATCCTTGGGCGTCTAACCCCTGGGTTTGGGTACTTGAGTTTAAGTTGTTAAAATAGCCGTAACGCATAATGGTGAGCACGAAACTAGACCCTCCGGGGTCTTTTTTGTTGGCATAGATTAATAAAATATCTGTAGCCCAATCAATCACCCGTCCTATGCCTAGAGCCAAACTAACGCCCGACCATCCCAAAAAACCAGTTTCAGTGTCCCTAGACGATGGCATTATCCAAGCATTGAATGAGCGATGTTGGCAAAAGGATATGAGTCGGTCGGAATTGATTAGGGAGGCGATCGCCCTTTACCTACGGTTCCCCTCCACTTTCTCCCATGACCGCAAAGGCAAATTTTATCAGCGGCTCAGGGATGGCAAATGATTGAAGCTTACTGAAATTGGCTGCAAATATCTGACATTATTGGTTGTCATTTTATTTGGAGCGTTGTTAATATAGCTTATGTGCTTATGCAGAAGGACACTTTGTCAGTCGGAAATTTTTCCGCTCTCTAGGTTGAGACGTTGTTTTAGTAAGTCTGAAAAAACTATGCTGTTAATCAAGCACCAATGGCGCTGTGCTTATTGCGGCAAAAAAGTTGACGCTACTTGCCATATAGACCACGTGATTCCTTATTCAAAGGGCGGAACTACTACGCTACACAATGGAGTTCCAAGCTGTCCCGAATGTAATTTAAGGAAATCTAATTATGTATTCGATCCCAATGATTGACAATCACTTCAAGCGAGAAGTGGAAAAGCGAGCATCTAATATTGATTTACGTATCTGGCAAAAAGAGGTTTTAAAGTCACTGCGAGATAAGCGCCAAAAAGATAAAGACTCTCGCGTATTTGTAGCGGAAGTGTGCCCAGGTGGCGGCAAAACTATGCTTGGTTGTTTGTTTGCCGCCGCTCAATACACATCAGGTAGTGACCTTGATACGGTAGTTATTTGCTTAGTTCCTAGCGTATCTATTAAAAAAGGATGGGTAAAAACCGCTAAAAGCCTGGGATTTGTCGTCACAGGTGAATCTGACAACTTTACAGAAGATGTTGTTTTTCGTGTTGTCACCTATGCTGGGGCAAAACGTTCATTAGACAATATTCCTGCAAATTCTCGAATCCTTTTAATCTGTGATGAGTATCATCACGCAGAACGGGATAAGGAATGGGGGAATGCGTTAGAATCTATCGCCAGTATTTCTTACAACATTTTGATGCTATCAGGTACTCCGTGGCGTACTGATGGTTATATTGCTTTACTGCAAAATAACAATTACTACCAAAATGGCATTGTAGTTCCTGATTATTCTTACAATTACGCAAGTGATTTAAAATCACCTACTCGTGGGACAGTTCCATTGCATTTTGACTTAATCCATTCCCGCGCCTATGTGGGGATGGGAGACAGTAAACAGGTGGTATCTGAATATAATCCTCCATTAACCGATGAAGACTGGGAAGAATGCAGTCGGGTTATCCCACAACAAAATAATGACCTAGGCAAGCATGTAGGATGTGAAAACGTTTATCGAAATGAAACTGCAATTAAGGTATTGGAACGTGTGCGAGAACGCTTAGATCAAGCTCGTCAATGGCATTGTCCCCATGTGATCGCCTTAGTTGTTGCCCGAAACAAGCGCGAAGCTGATAACATCGGCAAATACCTACGAGATAAATATGCTTGGACTGTGCAGGTGATTCATTCTGGAACTGATGAAATTGACACAAAAGCAAGCAAAAAAATTGAGCATATCCAAGACGAATTGCAAAAGCCAAATCCAAAGGTTCCAGATGCCATTGTTTCTGTTGGTATGATTTCTGAAGGGGTAGATATTCCTGCCATCAAAGTAGTGGGATATTTAAGCGCAATATCTACCATGCTTTATATCATTCAAGTTATCTTTCGCGCCGCCCGTCGTATTCCCAAACTTTATGACCAATCAGGACGGCGCATTGATTTTTCTTATTATGACGATGGTTTTCCTACCATGACAAAATCAGGGTACATTGTAGCTCCGGCTGAGCCTACTTTTGTTTACCTTTCTGCTAACTTGAAAAAACAAATCAAGATGGTAGTCAATGAATCCGGCAATGACAACATAGACAACATCAAAGACAATCCATTGGTAGATACGGATCGCCCCGTTATGCCTTACATGACAGAAACTGATGGATACGTTGAAGTTGTAAATAGCTGTTTAATTCCTTCAGATGTTCAGGAAGCTATTAAATATTTACAAGATTGCCCATCCGTAATTGCCGAATTTTGCGGTCAAACAGCGTTCCGTCAGTGGATTGACGCTGTACTCGGTTCTAATTCGGAATCACAACAAAAAGCAGTAATTGAGCGAATCCGTGTCTTGAAAGATAAATATGCCGATGAAATTAGCGAAATACGTCGTAATGAATCACCCAAGGAACCATCTATCAATATCGATTATGATGCCCAAATTGCAGAAGCAAAAGCAGAAATTAAGCGACTAACAAATCTCATTCGATGGTCTTCTATTAAATCGCCACTAGGAGACGCTTACCGAGACTTAAAAGACGATGAAGGCTATCGAGTGGTAAGTCAAGTTATTAATCGCAAGATTGGCATCCAATCACTATCTCAGGCTACGTTAGCAACGCGAGTCAAATGGATTGAATCCGCACGAAAATATTATGAGGAAAACATCAATGGATAATTCAATCAATGAAACTTTCATGTATGTCAGAGCTTATGCTGACGGTGTTAATTTATCGGTTGAATGGTTTAAAGGATTCTGTGAATTAATTCAGTCAGGATGGCATCGACATTATGAATGGCTAGGAGAAACCTACAATTTTGATTCCTTGAAAGATTTTATTGGTCACGAAGACGGACTAAAAACCGATCCCTTGGCAATCTACCTAACCGTTGAATCCTGTAGCAAAAACTCTAAGTTTGACCCATACGCCAAAGAATTACTAGACCTATTCACTCAAGAAAACTTTAACCCTGTACCAGAATCAATCGAACCAATCAACAAACCAGGACGACCATCCACAATAACCCCAGAGGACAAAATGAAAATCCAACAAATGCGATTAGATGGCATGACTCAACAGCAAATTGCCAATGAGATTGGGGTCGCACAGAGTACAATTCACAGTATCGGAAAAGATTATAATATAATAATTTCCGATAAGGATACAAAGGAAGCTCAAAAGTCCAAGACTCAAGGGACATCGCAAGGCTACCTATTGGGACGCATTAAGCGTGACTTTCCAGGTGAAGAGTTAAACATCGGTAAGGGTAAGAAGTACAAATCAGCTCGCGCCGCTGCAATCGAGTTAGGAATCATTAAAGACAAGGCGATGATTGCATTACCTGGGGAGCCTGAGGTTTTAGCAAATAACCTCAAGTCAAAATGTGATGTTGATTATCTAAATGAGATGGCGGAAAGTCTGGGTTATATTGTGCCATCGGTTAATACGGGGGGCGATATAGCATCCAAGCTTTATCAGACTTTAAGCGATAAACAATTGCGGGATTTGTACACGAATCTTTGCGATTACCTTGCTCAAGAATTTTAGTTAACGCAAACAACAAAGGAAACTACCGTGGCTAACAATTACGTAATCAACGCTTTATGGAATGCTGCTGCTGATGCTGTAAACCACAAAGACATTGAAGCATTACAAGATGTTATCAATGAGTTAAAAGCAAAGGAGTCTAACATTGCCGAAACGCCAATCAACATCACAGATTGCTGGGAAAGCTATTCATATAACGATGATGCAAAAAGTATGAGTTATCTTGACATCGTTTCAAAGTTAGATGAAAAAGACTTTTTTCGGAAGTTCTTTGAATTTATCGGAAACAAAGAATTTCGTCCAATTGACTTTACCAATTGGATGAAGCGAATTCCCGAAATTGAGTGGATGACAAAGACCCACAACTTTCAATCTCAGCTAGTTAACGTATTTTATTCGTCTGCTGTAAGCAATCCTAAACTGTCTGGTCATCCATACCTAAAATATCTAAAGCGAGGATCTAAAAATGGATTTTATCTTTACTCGAAAAAACAAGTAGTGACACAACTTTTTGCTTAACACCAGACAAAACCCAATCCCTTCACCCTAAAAAGTGAGGGGATTCTCATGTCCACCAAGCCAAACCCCTCGGCTTAACAAACGAATAAACTAAAGCGTCAGCAGTATCAGGCGACCGATTCAATTCATTCTTAGGTTGTAGTAGAATTTTGCCACTACTATTGTACCGAATTGTCAATTTACTAAGCTCGATAATTAAGTTAGGGTCATTGGGAATTGAGATTAGTTCATCTTCAGGATAGGTGTTAATCCCCTCACTCATTTCGTAGGTTTTTCTAATTCGTTCCCGTAGTATCCCCCAAGCCTCCGCCCGTCGGTTAGCAAACTTTTGCTTACTAGTTTTATTTTCCCCTTGCCAAAGTGTATAGTCGTCGGGACTTCCCGCACCATTGAATGGGGTTATAACGTAGGATTTATCAGCAATTGACCGTAACGTGCTGCCGACCCCCGCCCCCACACCATCGGCATCAAAACATAGATATTCAACCCCTAAACGCCGCAATAGATCGTCAACGACAAAAGATACCTGAGTTGGATCAAGGTTGTCCCAACGGTAGATTTTAGGCGCTACCAATCCCTGTTGACGGATGATTAGAACTGACTGGTTAGCACCGCCCGCCGCAACGTCTAGACCCGCACAGATAGGCTGATCAGCGTCAATGATGCCAGGGTATCTTAGATGAGCATTAATACAGGTCATCACCCATTTAGCAGGGATATAGATCCCCTCAACAGAAGCAGAATAATCAAGGTCTAATTCTTGAGCGATAATAACCGGATCGCCAATCTCTTTACACTTTTGCTCATACCAAGGATAAATAGCATCTTTAGGGGCATCCCAGCCTTTACCGGTTACACCGCCGGGAGTAATCCAATGATTTTTACGGGGGTCATCTTTCCAGTGAATTCTAAACTTAGGAATCTTCCCCTCACTGACATATCGGTAAAAGGCATTGTCTAACCCGTTAGGCGTTGATACTTGAATTAAACAATTAGTGTTAGCTGACAAGGCAGACATCACTTTTTGAGACTGCTCAATAAATGCACTTTCATCTAAGAAGTACAAACCAGTACGTCCGCCCCTCCCTATTTCCGATCCGCCCTCACCGGTTATAGTTGCGCCGTTGTCAGGATTATAGATTAGCATTGTTTTTGATGGTTTGTTTTCCCACCCATTAGGTTGTAACCAGTCCGGTAAATTCTTAATAAACAATCTAATCTTTTCAAAAATACAGTCAGGATCGCCTGCTTTATCGACTAGCGTTGATTTTCTGCTACCTACTGCGCCCTTAAAGTTTGGGGTAAACAACCAATGTTTTACCAGTACCGCCGATAAAATCCAAGTCGCCCCAACGTCTCTAGATTTTTCTAAAATAGCCCAATTGCCATCGTAGTAATTAGTTTCAAAAAACCTTACCAAGTCTTCTTGGATAGGAAATAAAAGAAAAGGCTTTAACGGATTGTGAGCATCTCTAGGGTCGATTGTGTAACCATAATTATTAATAAACCAGACAGTATCATTTTTCATTGTATCCAACTGCAACTTTCTGGCATCCAATACATTATGTCCATACCATCTAACCCGTCTTCTATCTTCCATCCTTGATTCTATTGACTTTACAACCATTGTTCTTTTTGCTCCTGGGTTAAATTTTCATAGTCAATTGCACCGCCTAACGCAATAATCTTTTCAGCCTCATTCTGCTGTACAATTGTTAACTTTTCGTGGAAGTTGGAAGCCCATATAGATAAATTTCTAATTGTATCCGCTACCTGCTTTGCTTCCGCTACAGTCAAATCAGACGCGGCGTGTTTATCGACTTGCTTGTAAAGTTTACCGACAATCGACGATTGTATCTTGTAGTGTTTGCGAGTAATTTCAGCCAAGTTAAAATCTAACTCAGTTTGACCAGTTGGGACAATCTCTAACTGAATATGTTTATTGTCATCATTAGTAGAGTGTTTAGACATTTTAAAATAATACTATTAAGATTATTTTAATAGTATGACTGATACATTTCATGTTAGCTGGTTAAATGATGCCAATGGGGTATTTGGGAGGGCGATTAGTGCTGTTAGCAACACCGTTAATGGACTAGGCTTAGCCAATAACATTGCAGTCAATTACCAACCTAGACTAACCCTAGATGAGGCTTACGAATTATTCATAAATCCCCTGATTAACACGGCTTGCACGGCTTACCCCGTCGATAGTTTGCGACAATGCCCTGAATGGCAGTTTGAAGAAGATACAGATCTGGGAACGGAGATTAAGCAACGATTAGATGAGATTGTATTTTATGATATTGCCGGCTTTAAACACTATGGGCTAAATGCTATTAAAAAAGCGCTAATCATTGCCAATGTTGAAGGGAACTGTCATATCGTTTTAGACATTGACGACGGTAAAGAATTGAGTGAGCCCGTCGATTTAGAGAGCGTCAAGGGGGTCAGAAGCGGCGCTATCTTTGGACGGGATAGGATTAGTTATAATCGCGGCTACTACGGCAAAGACCCCCACTACACCGCTATGATGGATGACCTCAAACCTGGCTACTTTAGCTATGTACCTGAGATTCATCCTGATAGAGTATTACGATTCTATGGTGTTGAACTGACAGGGGAGATGCTATACCGCAATGATTTTAAAGATCGGTCTGTCATTGAGGTGTTAATTGACAGTTTTAGCGACATGACGTTAACCAGTAAAGCCGCGTCTAATTATCTACAATCAGCATCGGGTTTCTGGTACAAGATGGATGGTCTAGCCGATATGGTGCTACAGGGTAAACAGAAAGATATCCAAACCAGATTAGAGCTTTTTAAAGTCGGTTTGTCGTCAATTAATCTCATGGTTTTGGACGCCGCCAGGGAAGATGCGGGGTTTATCAACCGTTCCTTCAGTGGTATTGATAGCCTAGTTAACTTAGTAATTGATATGTTTGTGGCATGTAGTCGCATTACCCGTAGTCGGTTGTTAGGTTCGACTAAACAGGGGGCAATGAGTGAGTCGGGGAAATCCGATCATGAGCAATGGGCAGAAATGGTCGGTAACTACCAGAGCGATATCATTACGCCCTACCTATGTCGGTTAACCGATTTGATTATGCCTAGCATTACTGGCGATCGCCTAGCGTATGAAATCGCCTATCCATCTATCCTGGTTAAATCTGACCGTGATCGTGCGGATGAGTATAAAATCTATGCTGAGGCTGATGAGAAGTACGCGGCTTTGGGACTACCGGCGGAAACCATCCTAGAATCCCGGTTCGGTGGTAGTCAGTTCGGGGTAAACATCACACTAGATGAGGACGATATGGCAGAAATTGAAGCGGCTATGGGTGAGACTAATGAGCCAGAGGACGATGCTCAAAATAGTCAAGATGGACAGGATATGGCAGAAACAGAGTCCACTACGTTAGAGGACTCCGATAAACTATCTCGAATTGGCAGTAGTTATGACTTGCCCCTTAGTGACTCTGATTATGAGTCGATTTTGCGGCTACTTGAAGCGGGGGAAGACTTAGAGAATTAGTCAATTAACGTTAAAAGCTTTTTGTGACACGCACTTTTTTTGTTTTTGTCTTTTCCTTGAATAATTTCAAATTCAAACCAGCCATCTGGACGTTTTGCAGTAGTAACAGCAATACATTCGGAATCAAAATTAACCATTACAGTTGATCCGACCTTGATAGCTTTTTTGCGTGGAGATTGTTTTTTAGGTTTGACGGTCACTTTCGTTCCGTCGGAATACATAACTTGATTGCCTGAGACTAAAGCATATAAAGCCATTTGAAAAACCTCTGTTGTTTGCTATAACCCCAATTCTACACAATCAACCACCTTACTGTCAACATCCCTAAAATACCAAACGCCCTAAAACTCTGAAACCCTTACCCTGTCTAGGTTCCAGGGTGTTTCACCCTCTTAAGGAATTTATAGAGGGTGAAACAGTCAGTTTTAGGATAGTGGTATGGAGGGAAAAGCCATGATCAAGTCCTATCGAGTTTTGACCGATTACCCACGGGTTAGATTATCGCCTGTTAACCTAAGCGAGTTTGCCCGTCTAATTGAAGATGCCTATGCGGATGACCTATTGCATGAACGACTCGACTGGCGGGCTAGGGAGGACGTTGTGAGTCGCGTTATTAATCGGTTTCGGTCGTGTGATGGTTGGCCCGGCATCAAGGCACCGTTGGCATTGTGGGAACACCGCCGCAAGCGACTAGAGGTTGAATGCGGCTAGTGAATATTCAAAAGGATTGCCTGGGATCGCCTTAACCTGATCGAGCATTAACTGTGCAATTTCCCGTATTTCCTTTTGGGCGTCGTCACTGTTGCGTAACTGTTGGAAGTGAACGAAGCTCCGAAAATTAAACATCATGTCATGGTCAATTTGTTTAGCGTAGGTCAGAAAATACCGAGCTGACTCTTTGGCACGTTTACGCCCTAAATGTGGCGTTAACTGTTGAATTGCCTCATGGTAAAGCTCATGCCCCAACTCAACATACTGAGACAGTACATAGTCCCATCGCTCAGCATTTTCAAAAATCGACATTCTTGCAAAATGTGTTACATCGTCAACTGGTATATCCCAGTCATTGGGAATATACCATTTATCAATTAACTCTTTATACCGTGCTGATTCGGCATTAATCGAAACGCCAATGCGATGTTTTAAGCAGTGAATATGACTAGCAATATCGCCTGTAATTTGAAAGTGTAGAGTGCTTTTCTCGAAAGGTGTATGATGATTATAGTCTGCTAACATCTTAAGCAAATCAGCGGGGCTTTTCTTCTTATTTTTAGTAGTGTTAGCAAATAATACTTGAATGCGAGAATTAATGTCTTGAGTATATTCAAAATCAAGATTAGTTGATTGCCAAGCCGATAAACAATGGGTTTTATCACCACCATAAAACCCAAGCAACACCACTTTATTTTGATTGTCCATTAGTCGTAATAGTCAGTTTCTAGGATGTCACCTATCTTAGAATCATCCTGATTAATGCAATTTGCTTTATCTTTGGCAAACTGACAGACACGGGCATAAAGACGCGAACGGGTTCCCGGTTTCCCGTAACTAAAAATCACCTTTGCATCGTCCTCAATCAACACGCCACAAACCGGACACTTTTGCAATGAATTAGCCATGATTAATATAGAAAAAGCAACAACATTATCGGTATAGTAATCAATGGATTATCACCAGATTAAGACCGTTCCGATTGACGACATTAAGCCTTACGCTAACAATGCCAAGAGTCATCCCCAAAAGCAGATTGACCTACTGGTTAAACAAATAGCTGAGGGGTTCGATCAGCCAATTGTGGTTGATAAAAACATGGTCATTATTAAGGGTCATGGGCGACGGTTAGCAGCTTTGCAAATGGGGCTTAAAACTGTGCCGGTTATTGTCCGTGATGACTTGACCCCCCAACAGGTTAAAGCAGCTAGAATCGCTGATAATAAGCTGGCTGAGACTGACTGGGATATGGTGCTTTTAGCTCAGGAATTAGAAGCCCTTGATATGGGTGGCTACGACCTGGATGATTTGGGGTTTGATGATAGTGAGTTAGAGCGGTTGATGGGGGCGATTGATGGGGATGATATGGGGGGATTAGATGATATGGATGGGGATGAGAATGAAGGTAACACGCAAGAAATAGACCCTGACAGTTACGAGTTTGATCACACTTGCCCTAAATGCGGTTTTGAATTTAATGACTAATCCTCACGCTTGGTTTTTAAAAGACTTGAAGTCTGTTCCTAAAAACGGACTCAAAGTATTTTCTACATTTGCCTGTGGTGGTGGCTCAACGATGGGCTATAAACTAGCTGGTTGCGATGTCATTGGTGCTAATGATATTGACCCTGAAATGGCTTATCATTACAAGCTGAACCATAATCCTAAGTATTATTTTCTTTGCCCTATTAAAGATTTGTTAACTAAAGAATTGCCGCAAGAATTGTTTAACCTTGATATTTTAGATGGCAGTCCCCCATGCTCTACTTTTTCAATGGCAGGGAGTAGAGAGAAAGCATGGGGCAAGAAAAAACATTTTAGGGAAGGTCAAGCAAAGCAAGTTTTAGATGACCTATTCTTTGATTACCTTGATTTAGTTGAGCATTTAAAACCTAAAGTTGCCATAGCTGAAAACGTTAAAGGCATGATACAAGGTAATGCTAAAGGCTACGTTAAGATGGTTATGGCACGATTTAAAGAGATTGGGTATCGTTGTCAATTATTCTTGGTTAACGCCGCCGATTGTGGGGTTCCCCAAAAAAGAGAACGGGTATTTTTTATTGCTTTAAGAGATGATATTGATAAGCCTAAATTGGTATTAGCTCCTAAGCATAGATGGATTAGCGCGGGTGAGGCGACTAGCGATTTACAGGTTTTGACGGATGATGAAATTAGGGATACAAAACCTAATAACTTAGATTTGAAGTGGTGGGCTAAAACTAAAAAGGGAGACGGGTCAGGCTATGCAACAGCTACTACAAAAGAAACGGGTAAACGTACAGGGTTTAATCAGATTCGATTAGACGATTGCTCACCTGCTAATACGCTTAAAGCAGGTGATAGTTTTACTCATTGGGACGAGTGTCGAAAATTAACTTTTAGAGAATGGAAACGACTTGGCTCATTCCCTGACGATTACCAAGCAAAAACTGACAAAATAGGAAA